CTATAAGTCCTTTTCTAATTTCTTGATTCTTCTATTGATTTTTGTTACGATTTTGCCGTTATCTTTGCCTCTAGCGATTAAGACGGCTTTTCTATCCTTTAATAAATTTAACTGATCTAATTTTGTCATATACTCATTTTCTCCTTAGGCTATATTTTAGTTTTCAGTTGCTGTTTCTGACGATTCCTCTACTACCTCAGCAGAATCATCATCTACATATTCAATATCTTCTTCTTTTACTTTTGTTGCAGGGTCGAGTCTTTCATAATCCTCTTCTGTGGCTGGCTCTGTTTTAACAGTTCCACATTTTTCGCAATAAGTTGTCCAATGATATCCATTCTCTTCATCATATGCAATTGTTTTTTCTGCCCACACATGATCACAGGTTTCATCTGCGTCATCTGGGTATTCTGGTTCTGTATAATCTGCATCGTCTGTATCGTCTGCGGTAGAATTTTCAGTATTTTTTTCTTCTTCTGTTGTTGCCGATACATCATTTGTTGTATCTTTAGAATCTTCTTTGACGGCATTTTTCTTATTATTTTTCTGCTCTGTTGTGTTCTTTGTAGTTTCTGTAGTTGACTTACCTTCTGTTGTTGCAGAAACCTGTTTATCAGTGTTATTATTTAGTGTATCTGCATAAATAGTATATGCTGAAACGCATCCTACTGCTGTTAACATTAATGCTCCAGCGATTAATAATTTTTTAATTCTCATAATATATTCTCCTTTTAATCTATCAATCCATGAACGATGTCACCACATAGAAGGCGATCGCCATTAATACAATTGTTACAATTACTACTACTCCAATTGGTATTACAATATTTGCTATCATCCAAAACGCAAATGCAAATACACCAACAGATATGAATGTTGCAATAAACCAGACGATGGTCAGTACAATCATCGACAAGAAAAATTTTAAGATTTTCTTTATGATATTAAATCACCTACCTTATGGTATTTCGTTATAAATTTTACTCACATCATCCAACAACTCTTTTGGCAAATATCTTTCTAAAAGCTCATTCGAATTATCAAGTGTTTTCTTATAGAAATCTTCTGCGATACCACCGCCAATAGCAGCAATCGTATCTGTGTCACATGGCAAAGACAATACATTTCTTAAGAATGATTCATAATCTTCGCTCTCTAAGAAACATCTGATTGCCACAGGAACACTATCTTGAACTGTCGCAGACCAAACATAATTCTTTCTATAATCATCGAGTGGTCGATCAACACCATATGTATATTGACTGGATGGATAACTTTTTAATGCATATTGATAAATTTCTTCTTTTGATTTACCCCATAGCGCCATAAAAGAACAGCCTGTTACAATCGATGCACCTTTGTAAGATTCCACATGACGATGAGTTTTCTCACATGTCCATTGTGCTAAATCTATGTAATAACTCAATACGTCTGGACGATCAGCAAACCCATTAAAATACATTGTGATAGGCGAAATTCTCATGGCACATCCATTGCCAAAGCTTTCATTAACACGACTGCCATCATCGTGTAACCAGTCTTCGAACATTGCGCCATATCCCGTACCAGGATATTTCTTGCCATATTCTAAGTAGAACTCCCAAGGTTCTTTGTTATGCTTGTGTTCATCGTCATCATCTAACAACCACATACCTGTTGCAATACTGAGAACTGTATCATCTGTGTATTTACATTTATCTGTAAACAATTCACAGTTCTTCCAATCTAAATCGTGAGATCTGCGGAACTCATATTGAGAACCGCAAATATCTCCTAGAATCGCTCCAATCAAAGCCATTTAATCACCTACCTGTTAAAGATGTTTTCTAAAATTGTAAGAATTATTGCGATAATCCATTTTGTTTTCGTTGGAACAATTAGCGGATTTACCACAACAAAATGTAACAACCAAATAAACAAATTTACGATTGCAAAATTGACAGCAATTACAACCATTAATCCTAAGATTGTACCTAAGATTGTTCCTGCATGATATTTGTCTTCAACAAATAGTGAAGTTAATAATTTCTTCATTCGCATAATCTACTTTCCTTTCAATCCCATTTCCATATACAATTCATCTATTGCATTTCCTTTTCTCTGGAGGCAACTATAAATTTTCTCATCAATCGTATGTTTGCCTTGTAGAATAATATATGTGCATTTATTTTCTTGCCCAATTCTATGTATTCGATCTTGGCTCTGGCGATACTCTTCATAACTGAAACTTAACGAATAGTAAATATTGTAAGTACAATTTACAAATGTCAAACCTTTACCAAGAAGCTTTGGGTGCACAAATAATTTCTGAATTTTGCCAGCTTTGAATTTCCGAATAATATCATCACGATCTTTATTCTTAGATGTGAGGGCAACACCATTATACTTTTCAGCCAGACGTTCAATCTCATGCTGGAATTGACACCATATAATAATCGGCTTATCTCCAATTTCTTCAAATGATTGCTCTAAAACCTTGTCTTTGTTCGTTTCAAAATCATCAATACTACCTTCTTTATTGATAACAAAACCACTGACAATTTCTCGCAACTTCATAAGCTTTGCAGTAAATTCAAATTTAGACCATTCATTGATATTGTCCTTGATGTTTTTAACCATATTGTTATAATGTCGTTTTTGTTCGCTGCCAAGATCAAACTCTTTAATTTGAAATACTTTAGGTGGAAGGTCTACGCAATCTTCTTTTTTCAAGAATACAGACTTCTCTCTCAAACGATTAAAATATGCTTCTTTATTCTCCTGTGTCTGATACCATCTATGAGGATTCTGCATATCCTGTGTAAAATAGTGAGCTTGGAATCCAAAAAAATTATTACCAAATACATCTGCGTCAACAAATTTCATCTGTGGGAATATCTCTGAATTATGGTTTGGTGTTGGTGTTCCGCTTAAAACGAATCTATGAGGAATCACATCAATCAATTGCAATAGTTCATTCGTAATCTGAGCACCCATGTTCTTCATTACTTGGCTTTCATCAACGATCACGCATTGAAAATCCATTGCTAAAATCTTCTTTTTCAAAATCTTAAAGCTCTCATAATTCATCACATAAACATCTGAGTCAATATCCATTGCATCAAATCTCTTTTTACTTGACGTAGCCCAACAATTCGTAATTTCTAATTCTGGATAGAATTTCTTACAATCATCAACCCATGCAGTTTCAATAACTGATAGAGGACAAAGAATCAATGTTTTCCCGTAATGTTTTGCGATTTCAAGACCCATCAATGTCTTTCCTGTACCAGTATCAGCAAAAATACCATAACTGCCTTCATTCAATGCTTTATTCACAATATCTTTTTGATATTTCCTCAGATGTGGAGAAAGTTCGTAATGAACAATCTCCTTCTTTGGAACTTCAATATTGGTATCAATTAGACCATATTGCTGTAGTTTAGTGATCGCAGAATCAGGGAATTCCCACTTTCCTGCTCTAAATTTTCGTCCTTCAATCGTTCTAATATATGGAATTTTCTCTACTGGGACTTCTAAAGCTACCAATTACTCACCTACTTCTGCTTTTGCAGCATCTTTAAGTTTTTTAATTTCTGATTTTTTCATACCTAAAGCATTTAACTGCGCCTCTAATTCTTTAATTTCTGTACGAATATCTTTCTTTTTCTTTGTTAAAACTTTCTTTTCTTCTTTGGCTGCTTTTGCTTTAGCACTCTGTTCTTTACCAATCAGCAACTGCTCATTAAAACGATCTTTCATTGCTTCAATAGAATCATCTGTTTCAAACATTGAATCATCCCATAGGTCAAAGCGTTTTTCATTTGCTAAATCATAGAATTCTTTATTAAGTTCAATACCAATTGCATTTCTACTATTTTCAATGGCAACTTTGTTAACAGTTCCTGCGCCAGCAAATGGATCTAAAATTGTATCACCTGGGCAAGACCAAAGTTTAATACAGCGTTTAACTAATTCTTCAGCGAACGGGGTTGTATGTCCGATACCTGAATTACTGATGTTCCATACACCATCTGCCCAATCAGCCCATTCTGCCAATGTAATATCGGATGCTTTGATTAATTCACAATCTCCTGCTTTCTTATACACGTAAACAAATCCAACATTAGCTGCAAGAATTGTATCTCTTGCTTTCATGTTTCTGTAATACAGATTTCCCTGCGCTAACATGGCTCTCTGTGCAGAATATTTTCTCCAAAATGCTTTTGTCCAAAGTGAAAAATTATTATCTAAGAAAATCTGATTAATGGAACCAGTTAAGCTTTCCTGACCCATTTTGTTGTCTCTTCCAATGGTGTAATTGTAATCTTCAAACTGCATAATGAATTTGCCACCTGGCTTTAAAACTCTTTCACATTCTGCGATGACAAGCCCTAACAAATAATAATATTCTTCATAGCTTTCACAGTTTGATAAATCGCTTGGATCATTGCTATAAACTCTAAGATTATGATATGGCGGAGATGTAATTACCATATCTACAGTCTCTGCATCCATCTTCTTTAATTCTTTTAAACAATCACCATTAATCCAGTTATTAAATAATTTCATATGTAACTCCTTAATATATTTTTTCATCAAAGATTAATTTTATCTATTCTACGATCATCCAGTCTTCAGCCAACACATCTGTCTGACTTGCGAGCCAAGGAACTACATTCCCCTGTGCTGTTTTCATTGCAATATAAGCACCATATTCGACTAATCCATCTTTGTTTACAATGCTTTTAGCAATATCTGTGCATGGCGCATAAGCTCCTGCTGGAACATAATATAAAAACATACCTTTCCCATTCCAACCTTTTCTTGCTACTTTTCTTTCATCTTTCATTGCATCAATTGCTGTTCCAAAATCCATAATAAATTCTCCTTTACTCTTCTGTGTGACATGTATTTGTTAGTTTCTTATACACATCTTCATATAATTCCTGCTTATCGCCATTGTATGTATACTCTGCGTAGATACCATCACCGCTTACTGTCGTAGATGCTAAACATTTGTAGTTCTGCAAAGTCTTACAACTCCATACGATAAATACATTACTAAGATCAATTTTCATTGCCAAATGATTTTCTTCGCAATGTTTGTTATACCAATCAACTAATTTTCGTTTACATACACTCTGAAAGTGATCCATTCCTGTAACAATCATCTTATTTCTCCTTTACTTGCTCTCTGTAACTTTAAATGGAACAATTGATTCTGGAATATAGTTAACTTCATATTTATATTTGTTAACTTTAGCCCCACCTAAATCTTCGATTACATACATACTATCTCGGTTCATGTGGACAATATGTTTCTTATATGAGCCATCTGCTGTTTCGACAATAAGTTTTACTTTCTTACTGCCTTCATCTTCTAAAGAAAATGCCCCGACAATTTCAAACTCAACTTTATCTGTTCGTGTATTAATTACAGCAAATCGTCTTAAGACATTAAAATTGTCTGCTTCTTTGGATACATTAGTTGATACCTTATCGGCTTCGGTGCATCCTGTCACGATACCACCAATACCGAGACATCCAATTGCAGCAATAACCGCCATTCGTTTTTTAATGTTTAATTTCATATATTCAATTTTCTCCTTTTAAATCTTAGGGTGTTTAATCTCTTTTTGTTTTGACCAATCAATTTCTGAATGTTCTACACCTGTCTGTTGTTTGTAAAATTCATAATCTTCTGTCCAAAACTCTGCATCTTGATCTTTAATGAAGTATCTTTCGTCAAAAACTAAATCTAACTCATCTGGTGTAGTGAGATATTTTACTTTACAACGTCTACCGTATTTGTATGTTTCTCCGTTATAGCTGATTGAACACGGTTCCCAGATGCGATATTCTACATAATTGTCTTTTACAACAAACCTTTCGATTTTGCTTTCTGGGATTCCAAGTCTAACAAAACATTCGTAAATAGTTAATTTATTCATTCATATCACCATTCAGAAGCTCAATCAATCTATCTTCATCAATGATCGGAATGCCTAACTGTTGTGCCTTTTTATTCTTACTGCTTGTAGAATTCACATCATTGTTCACAAGATAATTAGTATTCTTTGATACAGACCCTGCAACCTTGCCACCTCTGGACTCAATTTCATCCTTGATCGCATTACGATTGGCAAACTTGTTTACTTTACCAGTCACAACAAAAGTCATTCCTGTAAGATCAACAGCAAATTCTTTCTTGCTTTCTGGCATCTCAAATTCAAGTTCTTCGGCTAGTTTCTCGACCATTTCAAGGTTTTCTTTGAAATAATCATCCATTGACAATGAAGTATTGATACCAATACCATCAATATGTCCAAAATATTTTCTCTGTTTGATTCTTTTAATAAATACATCGTATGAATTTTCATTGTTCGATAGAGAAATCTTATCAATAAGCTTGCAAATATCTTTTGCCGTTGACTTCCCGACAAGCTCAATGCCAAGTGCTGTTACAAAATTAACCAGTTTACATCTGCGACTTTCCTCAATACTATTTAATAAGGAAGAAACACTTTTTGCACCAAATCCATCAAGGTTCTTCATTTCAGATTTATGCTCTGCTAAATTATAAATATCTGTATAATCTTTCACCCATCCAAGATCAATAAATCTTTTCAGTGTTGCCTCAGATAAACCTTGAATATTCATAGCATCTCTGGAAACAAAGTTCACAAACTTGCTTAACAATTTCGCTTTGCAGTCAGGATTCATGCATTTTAAAACTTTGCTACCATTTTCATTGATGATTTTTGCTTCGCCACCGCAGGTTGGACAAGTATCTGGAATCTTGAATGTATTGCTTCTTGTCAGATTATCGTGTACTTTTGGAATCACCATATTACTACGATAAACCTGAATCGTATCACCTGCACCAAGTTCCAACCCTTCAATGTAACTTACATTATGTAATGTAGCTCTTGTGGTTTCTGCGCCATCAAGATCAACTGGATCGAATACTGCAACTGGATTAATCAACCCTGTACGAGATGTATTCCATTCAATATCTCTGATTGTTGTTTTGTAGAGGTCATCTTTATATTTGTAGGCGATCAACGATAATGGATGATGCCCCGTCATTCCTAACGATTTACCATATTGATAATCGTTGTAGGAAATAATTAAACCATCAACAGGATATTTGTATTTTTCTGGCTGAAATGTTGCCATATACTCTTCAACATTATCTCGGTTAACGACCTGATGCTCTACTACATCAAACCCTTGTTCTGCAAGATATTTAAAGCTATCTGCAATGCTTGGCATTTCTGATTCAGGTGTGTCTCCAAGTTTGACTAATTCAAATACTTTGTAAGCCAACTTCCTGTCTTTTGCCACATTAGAGTCTAACTGTCTAACAGTACCTGCTGCTAAATTTCTTGCATTTTTGTATTTGCCATGTAATTTTTCATTAATCTTAGCAAAATCATCATATCCAATAACTGATTCACCACGAATTTCAAGATAACGCTTTTCAGGGATTGACTGTGGAACATTTCGTACCATTTTCATCGTGTGAGTGACATCCTCACCGATTTCGCCATTTCCCCTTGTAATTGCTTGTTTTAAGCGTCCATTTTCGTATCTGAGAACAATACTGAGACCATCTTCTTTCCACGATAAAACACCAATTTTATCCGCAAGAAATTTTTTGACCTCATTGACATCCTTCGTCTTCTGAGCTGATAACATTGGGCGTGTATGCTTTACTTTAGCCAGAGAATCAATTATAAATCCTTGAACGTGGTGGATGGGCGAATTATTCAAAACAACGCCAGAATCTCTCTCAAGTCGTTCTAAAGCAGCGCATAAATCGTCAAATTCTTTATCTGAAATGATCGGATTATCCTCTGCGTAGTACGCATATGAAGCATCATTGATTCTGTCGATCAAGACATTCATTTCTTTCACATATTCAGTTTTCATAATTTTTGGATTTTCCTTTTCTTGTTTATATTGTTTAGTTAATTATTTTAATTTGTGTTTCTATGTCTTTCAGTAACTGCCAATTACTTCACTACATATATTTTTCTGTGCTGTTGCACATTTATTGTTTCGGAATGTGTTGATTTGAACACGTCTACATGCATTCCTTTTACTTTGCCTCCACAATCTTCTGCCACAAAGATTGTATCACCGTATCCCTCAATCTTAACTCTTGTTCCATAAGGAATAATGTTTTTATCAACCGCAATCGTATGATACGGTCGAGCAAATCTATGCCCTGCATGATTCCAAGCAATCTTAGATCCATATCCTTCAGAACATTCATAACATGGACAATATGCCGTGATCAAAAATGTTCCAAGTGAACTCTTTTCAAATTCTTGCTTTCGCTTCAACCGTTGCCGTTTAATTCGCAATCGTTTCTTTCGAAGTTTTTCTAATCGAATCTGCCTTGCTTTCTCCTCATCAGCTTGCTTACATTTCTGATAATGCTCATGAACGTCTTTTAATTCAACGCTTTGACTGATTGGATTGTTTGAAATCACATTGCCTTGCTTATTTTCTGCAACAGTTGTCTCTGTTGATAAGGTTGAAGTCTCTACCGAGGGTCGCTCCTCTGCTTTAACTGTGTGAGTCATAAAGCCCGAACACATTGCTAAGAAGCTAAATGAAACAACTTTCATTAAAAATCTTTTTCTCATTTTCGTATCTCCTTTCCTTAACATATTGGCATCTTACCATACTTTTTGCACCCTGTCAATAGGTGCAAGAAAGAAAGTTAATTTTTTAGGCTTAACCAAGTGCGCCTCTTATTATGATTTGTTACGATACATCTCTTGAACGCTTCTGGTTCTGCAAGGAGCGCAAATCTTTTCTTAGCTCGTGTTAACATCGTATATAACATACAGTTATCAAGCAATTTGTAATGTGTGTTGTCAATAATACCAATCACAGTTTGTGCAGCTGATCCTTGAAGTTTATGCGTGGTTAATGCATATGCCAATTGAAGTTGTCCTAACTGAGCGAAAGAATATTCAATCATCTTCTCTTCAATATTTGCGTTCATAGATACCAAGCATATTTCTTTTTCTTTATCAATTGCTGTAATATATCCAATATCACCATTGAATACATCTCGCTCGTAATCATTTGAAGTCTGTAATACCTTATCTCCTAAATAGTATTTACGATCTTTGAATTCGACAAATGGTTTATTATTACCAGCAAATAATTCTTTCTGCACTGCTTTATTCAATTCATCTGTACTGTTCGTGCAATTGCTTCTTCGTGGGGAAATAATCACAACATTATCAAGCCCTTCCTCTTTAACAGATTTAATATACTGCTTTACTGCCATGTTAAATAACGATTCTCTATTCTTCCTGAACAAATAAAACATATCATTTAGTTCACCATGAACAATTTTTAATTGTGGACTATCCAATGGGTTAATTCCTCTACGAATCTTTCTTGCATCCGTTAAAATACCAGATTTTTCTGCTTGCCTCATCGGTTTGGTGAGCTGAACGCTATTCAAACCTTTCTTTTTTAACAGATCAGAGAAAATATTACCAAATCCAATCGGTGGCAACTGCATATAATCACCACAAAAAATTAATCGTGTTCCTGGTCGAATTGCCAATAAAAAATTATAGAAAAGACTCGCATTTGTCATGCTACTTTCATCCATGATCACAACATCAGCAGGTAATGGGTTATCTTGGTTGTAGCAAAAATTATCAATACCTTCTGCCACAAGTAATCTATGAATAGTCCGTGAGTCTAAACCTGTTGCTTCTTTAATTCTTTGAGCTGCTTTTGCAGATAACGCACACGCAACAATGCTGTTATTTCTTTTTTGGTAGCATTTTATAATTGGTTTCAGAATTGTTGTTTTACCAGTTCCAGCTTCTCCAGAAATAAACACAACTTGACAATTTAATGCTTTGTTAACTCCTGTAATTTGCTCTTCTGAAAACATAAACCCTTCTTCATCTTCAACTTCGGAAATCGTCTGACTAATCTCACTATCTGTTATTGGTTCGTAATCTGTAGTGTTTCCAAATGAATATTTCTCCATATCTTTAATTAATTCGTAAATATCCATTTCAATTTTATGATACGATTTTAGACCAATTTTATCTCCAGATGTATATAAATAATTTGGTATTTTTTTATCTGATTCTTCATCAAGCCATTCGTCAAATATAGGTAGACATTCAGACGCTGCATTACTAATATCGCTTCTTAAATTTTTGATATATACATATGTATGTCCATCATTATCACCAACTTGATGCAAGTCGTAAGAAATAAATGCATTTAACCGTTGATTTGAGCATCGCAATTCTGGTTTTAACTTGAGCGCAATATCATCAACTCGTTTAAAGCCCATGCCCTTTACCCTAGTTAGTATATATGGATTTTGTTCAATCTGTTTTTTTAAAACACTTGGATTAGGTTCGGATTTCAATAATCTTTCAATCGTTGGTAACGTAACCCCATATGGTTGCAACATTACAACAATATCAGAAATCACATAGTTTTTAATAATTTTATCTCTAAGCTTCTTCCAAGTTTTATCTCCTAGTCCTTTGATTTCTGAATGGTCAATCATCTCTAACTGACCATTCATTACATCTTCAACAACATTAGGATATTTCGCAATTAATTGATCTGCGATCACTGCGTTCGTCTGTGTTTTTAAAAATACCTTTTGTGCTTCAAAAGTTTTAGGAACTTCAGCAACTATAGAAAGTGGTTTATATTGGTATTCATTGTATTTCTTAGAATATGTCATATTGGCTTTAACCTTATATTTCGTTCCTAAATACAACTCCTGCATATTACCAACCAATTTGCCACATTTATTCATTTTTTTATCGGATAAGTCATCAAAATCATTATTATTATATGGTTTACATTCTGGTAAATCTTCTGCTGTACAGAATGTGTAAATCCCAAATAAAGATTCTTCATTATAATAAATCTGATATAATGGGACAATCTCAAACTCATATTCTTTTGTACTATCCACCACTTTAGGCGACAACCCCCTTCACTTTCTTAATATCTTCTAGCCATTGTTTATATGGTTTAATTTTCTTTGCGATAACCTTCTCTTCTGAATCTTTTCTGCATAACATCGCAATCTGATTTCCTTTGGTAATCATATCTTCATATTCTTTTAATTGCGAATGCCAGACGATTGCCTCAGTCAATCCAAAACTAGAATATAAATTCACATACGCAAATGTCTTTTTATTTTTGTCTTTCTTTTTATCAACTTTAGCGATCACTGCAACCACAGTACAATCATCTCCATTTTCAACATCTTGAAATTGTTTTGACATATACTTGTATGCCTGATCAAATGGGTTATCGTTGATAAAGATTTGCAATGCTTCAAATTCCCAAAAATCTTCATTCTCAAGATATTTTTGATTCTTTGCGATAAATTTCTGAAATCGTTCTTTTTCCTTATCTTTATACAGTTCATACTTTTTATCGTTGTAAGCTTTTAATATTGCATCTTTGTCGTAATCATATTTCTTCTCACCTATACGGTAATCTTCAGCGTCAATATCCCATTTAATAAGTAACTGTTTGTAACTCGGTGCTTTTGCAACTGGCTTGAATGTTGTTGGCTGATACATAGATTTCAAATACTGAATTAAAGTTTTACGTTTATTCTTTGTTGGAATTGCACCTGCTTTGATCAACTGAATAACCTGTGATTTACTTGGATTAATACGTTCGCAAAAGTTTTCAAACCCTATGAATTTACCATTTTCATCACGGTCTTCAAGAATTACCTTTGCAATTTTTTCTCCAATACCACTGATAGCCGATAATCCAAACAATATATACACATCGTCAATACTGAAATTCATCATTGATTTATTTAAGTTTGGTGGTAATACTTGAATCTTAAACGCCTTGGCATCAAGAATATATTTATTTACCATTCCTGCCTTATCTTTGTTACGATTCAATAATGCCTTAAAAAAACACAACGCATAATGTTTCTTTAAAAACGCTGTTTGTAAGCATAATACAGCGTAAGAGTACGCATGACTTTTATTGAATAAGTATCCCCCTTTTTGGGATAACGTCTCGCTAATCTGTTTTGCAATTTCTTCGGGGTATCCATTCTCAATAATCTCGTAATAAAGCTTTTTAGATTCAGACTTCACAAGTTCAATATTCTTTTTACCAATCGCCTTACGGAATAAGTCGGCTCCTCCATAACTTCGACCACCAAATTTACGAACAATATCAAGTAATTGCTCCTGATAAATCATACATCCATATGTTTCCTTTAAGATTGGCTCCATATCTGGATGGATATATGTAATTTTCTCTGGGTGATGTTTGTACTCAATAAATTCTTCTAAGACATCCATTGCATCTGGTCTATACAGTGCTAATACAGCTGCCAACTCTTCCATGTTTGATACCTGCAACCTAACCAACAAATCCTTCATGCCAGCACTTTCAACTTGGAAAACACCATTCGTCATTGCACTACGCAATAATTCATATGATCCTTCATCCATTTCAAACTTTGGATTGTTAATATTTACATCAAACTCAGTTAACCCTGCGTCAATTTCAGCTTCTTTTACAGTGTTTAATGTGGCAACACCCAGAATATCAAATTTAATAATTCCAATTTCTTCAACGATACGTTTATCTACTTGAATAACGTGCTCTCCGTCAGTTCCAAGCTTCATTGCCATATAATCGCTAATATCTGTATCTACAATTCCTACACCACCTGCATGAGAAGATACTGTTTTTACTCTGCCTGCAAGATGTGATGCAACATCAAAAAGTTCTTCATATCTTGGGTTCTCTGCTAAATCTCTGTTATTCCATAAAGATTCTTCAATCGTGTCATATACAAATTTTTTACTTAGTTTGTCCATCTCGTGATAATTGAACCCTAAGACCTTGCCAACATCTTTGATTGCCACAATTGGAGTAATAAAACTGAAATTGATAATCTGGCATACTCTGTTTTCGCCATACTTATCGATCAAATATTGGATAATCTCATCTCGTGTACCAACATCTGTATCTGTATCTGGCATTGAAATTCGCTCTGGATTCAAAAATCTTTCAAAAATTAGTCCATATTTGATAGGATCTAAGTCTGTAATTGTAATCGTGTAACACACTAAACTACCTGCACAACTACCTCGACCAGCACCAATTGGAATACCATTTTCTCTTGCAAAATTGATAAAATCCCATACAATTAAGAAATACCCATCGAATCCCATTGAATGAATAATATCTAACTCATAATCAATTCTTTCTTTTCTGAGTTTCTGCTCATCTTCTGGTAATTTATCGAATCCTCGTTTTACCCATCCTGTATCAATCAGATACTTTAAATAAGAATAATTATCTTCAAATCCTTCTGGTAATGGGAAAGATGGTAACTGAGGTGCCTGAAATGGCATGTGAATTTCATCAATTAAATCTGCAATCCTATCAGTTTCTTCAAGCCCTTTAGTTACTGCGTCTTTTCCAATTTGATTATCCATAATTGCATGAATTTCATCGTCAGATTGTAAATAACATCCTTCATAAATTTCTGCTGCGGTTTCAGTATCGTGAGCAAGCTTTACATGCCAGTTCTGATAATACAGATCTTCTTTTCTAGCAGCATGACTATCAGTTGTGATAATGTATGGTGTGTTAGTATCTACTGAAAGCTGTAAGATTTTCTGATTATATACCACTTGATCCTGATGTGAATGTGACTGCATTTCTAAATAAAAATGTGGAAAAATCTCTTTGTATTCACGAACATATTCAACACATTTCTGATAATCTGGCTCTCTGGCAAGTTTAGATGCTAAACAAGCACTACTTACAATCAAATGCTTAGCATATGGTTTCAACGCTTTCAGATCAATTCGTGGCTTGTAGTAAAATCCATGAAAATTTGAATCAGTTACCAATTGATTAATTGCTTTTCTACCATTCTCATTCTTTGCCAATACAATTAAATGGAAATATTTGCTATCCTTATTCTGTTCTGTCATATCAAAGCATTCATAAAATTCAACTCCAAAAATCAATTTAACACTTGGATATTTCTCATGAAGCTTATCATAATAGCACCAACTATACTCATTGCCATGTTCTGTGATAGCCAGGGCTTTTAGTCCTATCTCTTCTGCTCTTTGTAAGTTTTCTTCAGGTAATGCATATCCATCTAACAATGAATAATGCGAATGTGTATGTAATGAACTGCTCACTAACTTTCACCTCAATCCCAAATATCTTCGTCTAATTCTTCATCTATTGTAATGCTCAGAACATTAAGATCATCAACTGCAATTTGATATTGTCTAATACCATTAAAAATATTAGTTTGCGCAGTTCCTACTAATTCAAATGTAACTGTACCTTCGTCAGAGAAATCGTTCATAATCCAATCATAAATCTTATTTTTTTCATCACATCTAAACATCACGCATGGAATATCATTAATTTTAAATTGGATTGTGTCCATTTTCTTACCAACAACATTAATCTCTTCCTTATTTAATGTAATATTCTTAACAGCGATCATCGGATCATCAATACCCTGCCCACGAATATTATCCAATTTAGACATTTCCTGTAGTAGTTCAAAATCTAATCTGCAAGCATCTACAATGAAATCAACCCTATAAGTTGCATCATATTTAACATCTTTCAGCTTGTCGTTTAATTCTGTGATTGCTCCAGAAATATTATCTGTCGAACATCCAAATGCATTGGCGTGACCTTTTGCCCATAAAAATGAATTTGTTTCGGATATCACATCTTTCAAACTATCAATCGGGCTATGATCTACATTCCTTGCGCTACCACTCATTTCTACTAATCCTGTTTCTTGGTTAGTATGTTTTCGTAATAATAAACATGGTCTGTTCATATCCTCAGCAATCTTAATAGCAACCAATCCTGTCAAACTACTATCTAATGTTTCTGTAACATCAAGAATAGTAATCTTGCTATCTTGATCTTTTTCTGCTTCTTTCATAATAATCGGAACCATCTTTTTCTTTTGACGATCCTGTTTACCTTTAGCATTTTTACATAATCGAGCAGCACGATCGTAAATGTTCTCTTTGATTACTTCCGCAGGATTGTTTTTTGTTGCTCTTTTCTTATAATCAAATACCTCATAGTCTTCAATAAATGCTCTAAAAACTAATTCTTTATCTTTCAAAGAACCAAATCGTACCATACCATTGATAATTGGAACGATATACCACTGAACATTATGGATATTAACAATACTGTGCATTGAATAATCTTGTGCCTGAATTAGTGCTTTAAAGCATTTATTCTGAATATTCTGAATCCCTTTATCCACTAATCGACGTGTCTCAAATGATCTCATATCCATGACATCACCGATATTCGCTAATGCACATAAATCTAAATAATCATCAGCATAATTGATCCATAATTCGTCATCCATTGCTTGCAAAAATCTATAAACAACGCCTGCCCCACATAAGTCTTTGTTCTTATAGTGTGGACTGCACTGGTTATTTACAATTATAACTTCCTCTGGCATTTTAATTTCAGATTCTTCTTTTTCATGGTGATCAAGAATTACAATCTGTACGCCACGATTTACAAGTTCAGTACACTGTGTTACATCGTTGGTACCTGCATCTGGAATTATTAAAAGTTTTACGTCTTCAGGTATAGTAATATCTTCACTTAATCCGTGAGCTTTTGCTTTTTTATGCAATAAGTAACAAATGCTACTCTTGCTATCATAAAGTTCATTATTAATACGATTTAAGTACATATATGCCATTGAAGCAGAACAAAATCCGTCTACATCCTCGTCAATTAAAATACCGATTTTATGTCCATTTTCAAGTGCAAAAATCGTTGTATTTACTGCGTTTTTGATACCCTCTAAATCGGCATAATCTTGAATTACGCTATCATCGAGGTTCAAATACGTTTCATAATCATCAATCCCTCTATTTTTTAAAATTTCTGGCACAACATTAGAGGTATCATTTGTGCCACCTTCATATAATTTGTATTTTATATGTATAACCTGCCTGTTCTTATTTAAGTGTATACAAATAGTTATTTAACAATAGTTCCCATTTTTTAGGATCATCAGTAGGTGATTCTTTTTCATCAAGGATTCCTTCTTCTGAGTTATCCATAATGTATGAAATCGGAACTCCATCAATAAAACGATCACCAAGCTTTTGAATCTCTTCTAACTCAACATCTTTGTCAAAAATAAATACTACTTCAACTCCGAGTCTTGTTAACATGTCAATTTGCTGTCTTGAAACTTGCTTGCCGCCAGTTGCCACAACATTTTGATATCCATATGACCATAGCTGCATGACAGCTTTTTCTGCTTCTGCAACATATACTCTTCCAACCCTTTCTATATAAGGTAGAGTTTTATTCAATCCGTATAAGATTCTTTGTCTAGCGCATGGCTCAATATATAAATATTTCAAATCATGTTTATCTAACTTTTTCTTGAACAATCGTCCTTTAACACCTACCAAATCACCAATTTCAGAAAAAATAGGTATTGTAATTCTGTTTGTATCTTCGTCATAGCCAATATTAAATTCCTTCTGCGTTAAATAACTAATATGGTCATCGTAAAATAAATCGTTTACATAATCCTTATAATAAGAAAGAATTCGTTTTGAAATTGGTTTGACTGGTTTATCTTCTTCGGTTTCTATATTTTCTTTCATATCATGAATCAATTGAGTGATCTGCAAACTTTCTGGCAGTTGCTCATTAAAATCATGATAATAATCTATGCCGATCAAATTGGCTAGATATTTTAAACCGTCTGGGAAAGACAGACTTTTTGTAAAGCATACCAAGTCAATTAAATCTGTCTGTCTTTCTTTTGCTGTCATTTTTCTTGTATAATTTGTGCAATTTAGGTTTTCGTTGTTATATGTAATAACTGCGGATCCATTATCCCCATCTTTATTTGCACAGCTCCAATATCCAGACGAATGATATTTAATATGATGACAGCCTATATCTTTCAGAATATTTTCTACATAATTGTTGTCGTATATATATTCTTTTAGCTGTGCTACGTCCATAACCTACGCTCCGTTTTTCTCTCGTTTTATGACATATCCTATTTCGTCCCAAGTATTTAAATCCAAATTGATTTCAAAAATTGGAATAACATTCTTGTTACCGCCTCGGTTTTTATCAACCTTAATACAGAAATATGTCTTGTCCTTTTTTAGATCGTGCGCCTGTGGCTCTCCCCAATCACTAATTGATATATACTGATATTTGTAATATTCGTCAGGATGTAATCTTTTACCAAGCATTAAGATGTCAGCAACGTGCTTAATCTGTTTTGCATTGGCAATATTATTACTACTTAACTGGAATATATCTGTATACACTGTATCATCAGTTAACTGGAATACAGAGAAACAAAACATATGGATTTCTTTCATAAGCTCTTTAATTTTTGTGGCTGTCTGTTTCACCGTTTGCCAATCATCAATACGATAACCTTTTAACGTGTCATAACCACAATATTTCACATCATATAACATACGATGTTTTCTAAATTCAAACTCTAATGCCGAATCTGAGTAGTCAGAGCCAACATCTTTGAAATATAATTTCCCTTGACGTTTCTGATCAACCCATTTTGCAACTTGCATAACTTTCTGAAACTCATCTGACGTAGTAGCCACTCTATGTTTGTACTCATCTTCTGTTTCAATAAAGTCTCCATTTTCATTTGTTTTTCTTTCAATCACATTGCCATTGTTATCTCTGTAAATACCACGAACTATTTCTTCTTCTGGTTTTTCAATATCAATACCATGAAGCTCTTTGAAGCATTTGTTGTTGATCACTGTAACGACTAAGCAATTTCGTAAATCGTTTTCATCCATCTCATTACTGAGCAATAAAAATTTCTCGTCCATTACCAATACGATATATGCAATCAACAACATCATATTTCTTGATTTTCCTTCATTACTTAAGAATCCATTAAAAATTACTTTTCCAAGGCGACATCCTCTGAACATCTTATTGAGAATCGCCCAAGGTAACGGAATCCCCAAATCTGGTTTTAATAAAAATGATTCAACCTGTGATTCAACACCACTATTCAATAAGACAGAATCTTCGCCTGCGCTAATAACAGTGTTAATTTTGTCTGCCTGAGATCGAATCACTCTATAAATATCTTTTGCTTCCCATTTTTCAAATAACCTATGGTTTAAAATTCGTTGAACAGGATATCCATTTCTGTCATACTCTCTTACAAGAGAATATTTCTTAACGAGATTATAATATTTTTTAAAATCATCACAATCTGCAACCTGCATCCATGATGAAATCGTCTTCCACCCTTTGTATCTTTTGTATGTCCTAAGTCTTTCATCTGATTGACTCATGAACATATTTACCTTATCCTCCTCAATCGTCTGAGTAAATGTTTTATACATAATCTCAAACATATCATAGAAAAATTTACATGCCTCGTCACTGAAATCATACTGACTTCTCATATATCCACCATAAGAAACATATAAATCTGGCTGTTTATACAAAGCACCGATAAACATCATTTCACTCTGAATGTTAGTTACACTTTTACGTTCTACTGCTTCTTCTGTCAATCAAGTCCCTCACCAAAAATATCACTTAAAATGTCGTCCATGTTATCGTCTTGTGTGGCTGTTACTACAGTTTTCTGAGTTGTGATATTATTTGTTTCAACAAAAGATTTTGCAAATTTTTCATTATTCTTTTTGTCTACTTCATTTAATTTCTGTTTCTCTTTCCATCGTAAATAACTATCATACTTTCCTACTAAAACTGCTAAATCATAATTAACCTGGTGTGTTGGATTATCTTCATCCATCGTTCCTTTTTGTATCAAAAATGTTCGATTTTTCTTAAGATATTTCATTTGACGCTTCCACATATCTAAAAGATCACTTGGTGGAATTGGTTTCGCCAGACCACGATATGTACCTTTATAAATACTTTTCAATTTTGTAAAAACATATGCTGGTACAGAACCAATGTAGTTATAATTATCAAGAATAAACCGATATACTTTGTCTTCTAACAATCTTGGTTCAAGTAACACTCGTGCTTTCTGATTATATTCGTCAATCTTAGATAATGCAGATAACCATTTATCATGTTTAGTATTTTTGGATAATAATTTTGCTTCACACATTTTTCGGAAACATTCTTTGTGATAATAACTATTGTCATATTTAACAATCTCTTGTATTTTATCTAAATCAAGTTCAATTACTTCTTTACAATAAGCACATTTTACTGTTAAAACATCTGCCATACTACAGTTACTCCTCGTCCAATATCAAAGGATTAGGTAGCCAAAATGGCTACCGTATAAACCCTTTTGTAATTTCACCTTATCCTTCCTGATCTTCTTTGATTTTTTTCACTAAGATTTCTTCAATCTTCTTTAACTGATCAAGATCATTAAGACGACTAAAGGCGGTAGGTAATCCTTCTTTGGCGAGCTTATCTTTCATTTCCTGTCTTTTTGGAGGGGCTAATTTTTTGATTCTGTCAGAAATTCGTTTTTTTACATCCTGAACAGAATCTTTTTTGCTAGATGAGCCACTGGATAACATACCAGATTCTTCTTTTTCTGCTTCCTCTTCGGAAACTGGCTTACCTGCCTCTCCAAGAATTTCTCTCTTATAGATTTTCTGTTCAACATCTACTGCTTTTGTAAGAGCATTACCAAGTGTAAACTCTTTGTTCCCAACAGAATTATCAATAACTTTCTGCCAAGCTAACATCTGTGGATCTTCTACAATCTCGTTCTTTTTATATGTATGTGTTCTATCTTTCAATATCTGAGCACAAACCATATCAGTTTCACTATCAACGAATGTACGAATTACTGTTTTGGCGTTATAATCCATACCTTTAAATCCGTCAATAATTTTACGACCTGTTGTAACAGTTTCTCTTTTACCATCAATCATCTTAGATTCTGTTTCATCTTTTTCTCTTGCTGTTACAACACAATGTGCTCCAGAAGCTAATAAATCAAGAATTAAATCCTGACCTTTGAAGTTTACAGTCTGGTAATCTTTTAATTCCATACCTGCACCTTCAATTTTGACAAGTCTGGCTTCACCTGTCATATTTGCAGCATCCGCTTTTACACGATTTCTTTTCTTAGAGAACTCAATCAATCCCTGTTTTGTAGTCAGATTTAAGATTGTTGATCCATCTACAACAATTGCATCAGCTCTAAATGGAAGACCATCTGCATCTAAAACTACATCATCAGTTTCTTCTCCATCGTCATCAAGCTCGTAGAAGTCACCGTTTGTTTTAACTGTATCAATATAATGTCTTACTTCTCCTAAGCTCTGAGTGTAAACAATGTAAATGTTTTCGAGATTTACACCATTTTCCTCTAATTCTGGTAAATAATCATCAATACTTCCTGATTCAGAATCTAAATATAAGACTCTGAAAGGTTTCCCATCTGGGCGTTTAAAATACGCTAACTGCATTGCCAGTGTACTTTTACCAGTAAAAGGTTCTCCATAAATAATAGTCATCAATTTACTCTGTGTTTTTGCTGCTTTTCTTGCTTTTGCCAAATGTAAAACTCCTTTATGTATATATTGTTTTTGTTATTTATTTGTGAAATGATTTAGAATTGCTCTTACCAAACATCGCCTTCAGTATCATCTGAAGAATCATCAAAACCAGATCCCCATTCATCATCTGTAAAAGAACTACTTGTCTGTTTATCATCAGACTCACCGAAATCACTTCTTGCTGCTTCTGCCTTTTTAATAGCTTCAATCGCTGCATCAATTGCTTCTCTGGTGTATGTTTCTGAATCAATACTGTCTTTGCTTGCGCCAGTGATAATAAGTTCTTTTCTTGCAGAATTTACGACTCTCTTTGTAGGATCTGCTTCTCCCCATCCATCATCTTCTACTTCAACTTCTTCTGTCTGAATTTCTGTCTTAATATGTCCCCAAACTTCAATAGATGAATATGGCTTCACATTTTTCTTAAAAGTTTTTGCTAATTTCTTATTTGTCATATAGAATTCAGCATCATCAACAGATGAATAACCAATAATCTTTCCATAAACGATAAAACGTCCTGTTGGCACATCATTTTCTTTTTCCTGTTCGATATTTGTGAATACCATTGTCTGTTTGAAATCAGATCTTACTTTACGTTCTTCATCATCAAGATCAATTTCTTTACTTGTTAAACTAATCTGTGTTGGAGACATTCTTGACCACTGACGTTTAGTACCGTCTTCCCCAGTAAAACTTCCATATTCAATATCTCCTTTGATGAATACACTCTGGTTGTCTGCCATGTGTTCTGAAGCATATTTTGTTAAATCAAATGGATCTAATACCAGTTTTTTGTTAACGACCTGTCCTTTATCATTGGTCTCTTTTTCAAGACCTGCTCTTGAACCAATAATTGCCCAACCTTCGCCAAGTCCTAATTCTTCAGCCGATTTAAAACGATCCGCCCAAGGAATTTTTTTAGTTTTGTATGTACCGTCTTTCTCTCGTTTGATAAAACATACTGTAGGTTTTTCAAATGCCTGAATTTTACATCCAACTTTTACGTCAGGTTCTACTTTAACTCCGAAAGATAATGTTCGTTTATCTTTGCCTTTCTGCGTTTTACCTTCCTTATAAAAGTCGTCTTTCGCACAATCAGTGATTAATCCTTCTAACTGAAATGTACCTTTAGTTTCTGGTAAGTTGAAAAGTCTTTTAGATTTTGTGTTTTCTGCCAAATGAATTTACCTCTTTCTGTTATTAAATTTGTTTAGTTAGTTTTTAGTTTGTAAATAAGTCATCAATTTATATCCACTGTCAACTCTGCCAAAGTCAACAGGAACAAAAAATAATTTTATCTGATCGTCTTATATTGCTATAATCGTTCTAGCACGTTTATAACAAATGCGTCAAAAAAAATAATAAAAGTTGTTTGCGTTATTCAACTTTTATAATCTGGAAAATGTTGTTGATCGCATTCTTTTAATCTTTTGTTGTATCGCTTGAAATGATGTGCCAAACATTTTTGCGATTTCTTGATATGTATAACCTTTTGATTTTAAATCAACAATCATTCTGTCCTTATTATTTAGTGTGTAACATTTATCTTGAAAATTCAACTTGAAAATAATATTTTTTTCAAAATTTTCTTCATCCTTTAAAAGAAATGAATTTTCATTTTTGTCTTCATCCCAATCATCTAACATATGATTATATGAAATAGTATTCATATCGCCCTTTCTTCTCTGCCGAAATCTGTATTTGTTATATACCGTTATTTCATTTTGTATACATAAATACGCATATGTCGAAAATGATTTAGACCGTGTTTCATCATAATCAATTGCTGCCTTACACAACCCAATAGCAGCGAATCCATAATAGTCATCAAAATTTTGTCTGCGGATACCGCATTTTGTCATAGCAGAGTAAATCAAATTATGATTTTGTTCTACCAATTTTCTCTGTTCGTCATTTAATTTCAACGACATTTTCTCCTTTATTTACTTGTGTTTATGTGTTAATCATGAACAAATGGTTCCCATTCTCTGGGTGGAGCATTTAGCTTCCAATATTTCGGTAATGAAACTCTTACCCTGCAACCTCTAACTACATTATAAAAATCACAATTTAAGCAATTCTCATAATCGACACTTCTACTTCCCATATCATGAACTCTGTTTGCCTTACAGATATTTTGAACTACGCTTAAAGCATCATATATCTCATCAGGTGTATACTCTTTATAATTTTTCTCGCTCACAATATCACCTCCTACTTCTTGAATGCTCGCCATATAGTATCTGGATCATCATCAATTTCCCAATTACAAGGGTCAAGGTCTCTAGGGGTACAAGTCGGGGCTTCGCCCATCATCGTGCATAAAGGACAGGCTTTACAATCTTCGTCTGCTCCATCAAGATGGTATTCGCACGTATCCTGAATCACATGCAGTGCATTTAAAATTTCTTTTGGCGTATGTAATTTACTTTTCTTTTCTTTCTCCATTATATTTCTCCTTAATTGTATCAATTGCAAACTGCAACGCCTCATCTTGAATTGTTGTATAATCATTTATGGAAATCATATCATTTAATACATGGATGTACTGTGCCGCATTGGTTTTAGTAGATAGTAGCTTTTCGGAATCTCGATTCTCTATATCATTCACAGTCAATGTATCGCACGCATTAAGACACGAATCCACCAATTCGTTCCATAACGACAAAACAAAATATCTCGCTGCAATCGGATGACGTTTTAGTTCATCAACTAGCGGTTTCGTCAGTTGAAACGTATCAAGTAAACTACATATATTATAATATTTTCGAAGTATATGATCTTGCTTATTTGATGATTCAACCTCGCCTATTGAAAGTGCTAAACTATTTCTTAATTCTTCTAACTGCCCGTATGTAAATACTTTATTATTTTCTTTTTTCACTCTGTCTTTCCCATTCCTTTCTCCAATAATCATCTTCTTTGATATTGCCAAGTTTCACATATTGATCTGGTTTAATTTCTCCTAAATCAATCATATCAGAACCATAAACAGATAACATCTGCCACGCCAAATCTTCATCATTATAAATAATCAAATATACGTCTTCGTCATCATCAACCAATTGTACAACATCATATTCGAATTCATTTTCTCTGCCAGTTGATTGACAAATGGTATCTTCTTTTACTTGACACCCATACATACCACTATGGTCTGCTGGTTCACATCTTGGGAATAATAACCATCCTTTACCGATGTATGTCCCAGTAATCCACTTATTAGTATCATAATTCTGTGCCTTGCAGTATATACCACAATTTTGATAGGTTTGATTCATTGCTAAATTCCCCTTTCGCTCTTTTATAATCCGATATACTCTGTCCATAGCTTCTATGTTATGATCATGTACCTCTGGAATAAAAATTTCCCTTCCACAAATCTTACAAATACCATATGTCTCTGCAAACGAAATTCTTTCACCTATCATTGGAACAATTGTAAACCTTGTTTCAAGTTCATAATCAACTAGCTTTCGACAATATGCGCACAAAAGTTTCTTCTCCATCTACATTACTCTCCTAACTCAATCCCACAAATTTCTTTCGCCAGTTCTCTTACCGCAACACGTTCTTCACAAACACAATATCCATCATCTTCATCAATTGTAAGATCATTATTGTACATGAATTTTAGTAACTCTTCTAAGGTATGAATATCTTTTTTGACTTCATTTACCTTGGCATAAAACTCTCGTTTTAGAACCGCTTTTATTTCTGATTCAGTGCGATATATCTCTTCTAAAAGAACCATATATAAACCATGCGTCATACTGTCTTGTATCATTATATATGTTAGATCACCAAGATATTTAATCTCCGTAATGATTCCAGACTTAACAGTATATGGTTCATCATACCAAGCAAAATACACCTTATCTCCAACCTTAAAATCGCACATTTTACATCACCTCTTTCTAACACCAAGCCCATATAATTACACCTATAGCACCAACAATATGTATAACACACCATATTTGAGAGAACATACTCAAGAATCTTCCAGGAATCCCTTTTGGATATGACATATATAAATATTCATCTCTATTGTTATAAATCCAGCACCATATTCCAACATAAACGACACATGCTATGAGAATACTTGCTAATTGGATTATCAATTTTACATCATTCATAGTCACTCTTACCATCCATCGACTTCAACTGATACCAATTTATCTTTATTTTTTATAAAATCTAATTCTGCTTCTTTTTTCATATCTTCATATAATGTGTCGTAATACATTTTCTTGAGCTTGAAAAATGCTACTTGTAAGTCACCTGTATAAAATTTACCTCTCTGTCCGTTCTTAACTTTTCGATAAAAACTTTCAGGGTGAACATATTCGGCAGAAATCCTTCCATCTTCTCCATTATATGTAGTCTCCATCAAAATACCGCCATTTTTCAATGCCATGTACTCAACTGGATTATCTTCAATAAACCCATATGGATGCCACTCATAATCATCAGGAATAACAGTTGGTTCAATAACATCAAAATATTTCTCTAATTCATCTCCTGACATCACACCAAGATGCGCTCCATTTGCCCCAAATCTAAAATTGATAACATTTTCATCTGTATCAATCTTAACAATCTCGCATACCTCGCCAAGATTATCGAAGCATCCCATTGGTTTCTTTAATTTAATCTTATGATATGTTGTTAATTCATTAATATTAATCATGCTGCCACCTTACCTTTCTTGCTAAAATGTTCATTCCATGCATCGACCGCTTCTTGCTGATCGGCAGTTAGAGGATCATTGAATCTTTGCAGCGCTTGTACGATTCGTCCATTTTGTATTTCAATCGTCACTAACGATTTTTCTGGTTCTTTTACTCTTCTCAAGAACATAATATGGCATTCGCCATCAATGACTCGATCTATGTAACTTGCCACACAATTATTTTGCTGCACCGCTTCGTCTTTAATGTCTTGAGTGGAATCTGGATAAAAAAATCTCAGTCCTTTATATGTAAATTCGTATTCTTTATTAATACGGTTCTTAAAGACTTCTTCCGAAAATTCTTTTTGCAATCTTTTGTAATTTCTTGTGACAATATCCATTGTTGTTTTGAAATGTCTTGGATATCTATCAAATTTATGACTGATTGCGTCCATCATACGGGCATAATCACGCAATTCTCCGAGTAACCAATTTATACCATTGGTAGCAGCTTCAAATGTAATTATTCTATCTATATAAACAAACACATCTGCAAGATTATAGCCATAATCCTGATTTAAAGCCTCCAAAATTTTCGTAAAACGATATCTATGATTATCCTCGAAGAAATTTATTAAATATTCTTTAGTTAATGTCATATACTCTGTCTGTAAAATCGTTTGTACATAATCTGGATACATCTTATAAAAATCAACAAAATCATTACTTAACAATCGTCTATTCTTTACACCAAGACAATAATTTCTTAACCATTTTGGTACTTCATTGATTGAATATTTAAAATCTTCTGTGACTTGTTTATGTGTAAATCCTATAGCAAAGAACTGCTCACATACCGAATATTTACTTGCATATTTAAACAATGTTCCTAAATTATAATCAATGAAGCCCCATGTAGTTCTTCCCATTTCACAATTTTTTCGCCAGTTTACATATTTTAAAAACTCTGCATAATGTGGATCGGACACAAATAATTTATCCAATTCATCAGCCGAATGCCCAGACAGAATATTATTTAAAGCTTTCACTTTCTTACCACTTTTGCCATAGCAATCACCATTTGATAAATCATATTTACAAGTTTTACCATCATCCAGATGGAAAATAATAAACTTGCCTTGTTTCTCTGCCGTGATAGTGATTCAACTCCTTTCATTTTGCCTCAAATTCCTATTTCATTGTCACGTTATGCTCCCAATTATAATGCTTCATCGTCAAGTAGAAATCTGTAACATAATCGCATAAACTGTCAGAATCTCTAAACACTCTATCAGACATCTCAATCCACCAAGCATGTAATGGTTCAATATCTTTGTTCAGAATCAGTACAGGAATATGATGTTCATATGCGATCGCAATCTCCATAGACGTTCCAATGCTTTTCGGATCATTTGCATTAACAATTACAAGATCGCTGTTTCTAACAAAGTTGGTATCAAATCGCATCACTTCTTTCTCTGTATCGAATAATTTTTCTTTAAAATTATAATAATCTACAGGGTTAATAATATTCATTGGCTTGGTATCGGCACATGTTTTTTTACATCGACTGATAAGTGATTTACGAATTTTTTCTCGCCACTCATTTTGTTTTGTAAACGATAAGTTTTGCATACCGCCAGCCAAATAAATCTGAAATATATTATTTTGCATTTAATTTCTCCTCCACTTTCTTCGTTAAATAATCCAAAATATCTTTATCTGTTTTAAATGCCTGAGTATCTTTCATAATCCTCTCAGCACTGAGAATACATTGATTCATCTTTTTAAAATTATCCACTGTAATATGTGAGAAGAATCTGGAATCTTCTTTAACAGAGGCAGGATTCTCACCTATCTTTGTATAATGAAATTCTTCACAGATCAGTAGCATATCTTTACTACTTGGGACTCCACCCATTCTAAATGAAAAATTAACCACATGCTGAATTACTTTTGGATTACATTTATTCTGCCAAAAATCTCCAATATGTATATCCATTATTTTCTTTCTCCTTTCACAATATAAGACTCAATCAATCCTTTTCTTAAGCGATCATTCATATCCTGAATAGCTTCCTCAATTGTTTTAAATTTACATGAACAAATATGCTCTTTTGTCAAATTAACAAATGAATATGTGCCATCGGATTTGTTCTTAAAAATAACAACTACTGATTCTTCTCCATTTGGTTTTTTGACAATGAATCGAAGTGAACCTTTTGCTGCTTTATTCGGCTTCTGTTTTTGATATTCAATACAGATATTATAATCCGTTCTTGAGCCTCTACGGACTGCATATGCCTTTTTAATCTTATGATCTTCATTGTCTGATGCAACATAATATCCTGCCGTATCATATTCTAATTGTTCAATACGCTTCGCATTATCATAAATATTGATATATCCCCAATCCCCAACTCTTGTTTGCATCATTTCTTCAATAAATTTTTTAACGGTATATTCCTTGTCAAATTTTACATCACTTTTCAACAAATTAAACATTTCTGCCACCTACTTTCTTATCAAATGTTTCTTGCAAATTTAACCAGAACTGACCATCATCAGCAAACCCATAATGGTCTGCCATTGTTTTCGCAAATTCTTTTGTAACACTTTGTGATCCGTCAATCAACCCTTGAACATAATCAACATCCATGCCAATTTTACTCGCAAGCTGATAAGGAGTCATCCTGCAAGATTCAACAAATTCTTCTAAGCATTCGCCAGGATGAAAAGCAATTTCGTCTCCAATCTTTACATACATTTTTACACCATTCCTCTCACAATTCGTTCATTTGTTGTCATCAAGAAGTTATTGATACGATCCCAGTCTGGTTCGTCTGGCAAATCAGTATTCATATAATCATAATCAAATTGATAAAGTAATCCTTCAATAAAAACATCGTATGACTGATTTGGGAAATATTCTGTATGCTCATTGTGTTTGCCAAATCTATATGTTTTATGCGTACTATTATATCCTTCTTTGATCTTTACAAGATCTTTTCCTATGTCATCCATAGATCCTAACATTGTTCCGTTATGCAATAATTCAATGCCCTGTAACAATAATCGAACTGCGTGCATCATTGATTTATTAGCGTATCGTTCCGCCTTTTGCTTTTCTTTCTCTGAATCTTTATTTTTATAATACTTAAAACTCGTTCGAGTCAGGCAATCACATATATATCCTTTATATGCATGATAAACTCTCTTAGATAAGAACATATCTCTATTTTTGATCAACTCCATACCAATATCGGATACACACAAATAACGGTCTGGCGCAAAATACAACAGTTCTAAATATGTAGGATTACCTTTTGCAAGCATGTTAATCATCTTAATATGCGAATGTAACACAGTATCAACATCTTTATGATCGTCTGTCTTTTCAAGATTATTTGGATTATTATTCAACAAAATCTCTCTTTTATCACTAAGGAAAACACCACGTAAATCAATGTCAGAATCCTCTGTATTTGTTCCGTAAGCATAACTTCCACCTAGTGTGAGAAAAGCGATTTTATGAGGATAATCTCGCAAAAAATCATACTCTGTAGACGAGTTTATGTAATCTTTCACTTCTTCAATTGTCATGATCTCACCGCCTTTGCCCTATGCATTATTTTTTTAATATTACCAAGTTGCCAACTTACCCATTGAATACTCTTTCCAAATTCTTTGGCTATGTATTTATGCTCAATATCATCAAGTAACATATATATAATTTTCTTCTGCTTGTCTGATAATTTGTTAAATTCTCCTTGATAATATACTGTTGTTAGTGCTTGACTCTCTATGTCATCGTTACTCACAAGCAAACTACCAATTGTTAATTCTTCTGCGTCAACTCTTTCGTCAACAGGTGCATCCAATGATTCCGCATTTCTGTTCATTTTCTCTGTTGGGCTATGCCATTTTATATAATATTTATTAATTTCTGACTGTAATACCCATCTAAAATACGTCCCAAAATTACCTTTAGACTCATCCCATTTTAATGCTGCTTTGCAAATTGCCATACGACCAAGATCCATATATGTATCAAAATCTTTAAATTTTGTAAAATACTTCTCATGCAAATGCCAAATCAAAGAATAATTATCTTCAATCAGCTTTCGCTGTTCATCATTTAGTTTCTTCACATTTCTTAGCCTCCTGTTCTTTAATAAATTGCTCTACTTCATCTGTATAATCTAACCCAAAATAATACTCTGCATGTCTTCCAGGATGAGGCACAATCATATCTATAGCATTTGGGACTTCTTTGTTTATTTCTTTATAAATATCACCACTGCATTTTAATGTACCCATTACTAAATCATGTATAGAATATTTATTTTTAATACATGGAATTGGAGGGTCGTTAAACAAGTGGCTAATAAAAGGATGTATGCTTCGTTCATTTCTTGCTTTTATATACGCTTTGTCCATCATATCTTTCATTATATGTATAGCCTTGCAAACATCTTTACTAGCCAATTCATAAACTAATGCTTTAGTAGATTCATAATATACATCATCTGTATATGTACTATTAGAATATAATTTATAAACTTCATTGCCATTTGATTTATCAATACATATGTTATCAATAGAAATTTTCTCACCGTTTTTTAATACAATTTCATCACAACACAATATTGCAGGAGATGTAATATGCATTGTTTCGATTGGCACATAATCTGTATATTCATACAAATAAGACTGCATAAGTATTTTTAAATTATAATCAAAACGATAATACATTTCATCTAACTCGTCACAATTTTTGTATTCTAAAGACTCAATTTCAGCAAACTCATCTCCCAGACAAATACCACGCACTACTTCGAACTTTCTTCTTCTATAAATTTCCACATCGGCTTCCCAATCTGGATCTCTGTTTTTACTAAAAGCAAGTTCAATTTCTCTTGTATTTTTCCTTGACATACATCACACTCCTAATACATATTTATCACATCTGAACCCAGCTGCATTTGGATGACCGCCACCACCATATTTCACAGCAAGCTCATACACATTTACTTTATCTTGTTCTGCGGATCGTAGCTGATATTACCACATACTTCCATTGAATGAAAAACCGATAAACATATCGTATTTAGAAGCATCAATAGATTCGAAGAAATCAGAATTGATTAACGCTCTGTTGATTGCATAGACTTTATGTCCCTCAAATATGGTTTCAAAACCATATGCTCTAAGATATTGTTCTGCATTTGCTGCTAAATACTCAATAATTGATAAGCCATCTGCTATCATATCACCAATAATTTTTGCTGCTTCATAAATTCCTTGATCTTTATTTAACGTGTTTAACAATGGACTTAACGCATCAAAATCATACGATTCAAATGCATAGTGAAATGCTTTTACGAATTGTTTTGACGTTTCACCAAAATAAAATGTATCCCACATGGCTGTATATTCTGCCAGTTTTGGATAATCTGCTTTATATTTATATATATTGAGTAATCTTTTTACATTTTTCTCATCCGTCCTCTCAATTTACTCCCAATTTTCATCACACATATATTTAAAATATAACCATGTCAAATTCGCTCCTGAAATACCCGTTCCAGTAATTCTGATTCCTTTTACATCACACTTGAAATCTTTATACGCTTCAATCGTAGACTGATGATGGTCGATCCAAAATACATTCTTTGTAATACTGAGCAACTGCCACATCTCTTCTGGCTCAATACTGTAGTCTACAATAAACACAAATTCATCCTGCTCAATGTCATGAAACGGGAATTTCATGCCGTAATTAATTTTTCGGAAGTCTTCTGGTTTAAACTCTAAACCTCGCTGTTCGCAAGCTTTTCTGACATAGAAACCAGATACGATGCCGTCCTGATCAACATGATAAAAACATTTCATTCTTCTTTACCCCTTTCGTTTATTCATTAAGTTAAGAAAATCTGCAACATCCTGCATAGCATGTACGCCAGAATATACTTTAATACGATTTTCTTTCAATAAATTTTCGACTGCTTTTAAACTGTGGCTCATCTGCTTAGATTCTTTATTCTTTTGTTCCTGATAGAGATTAAGAAAGATCACTTTATCTGGTCGCTTATGAGAATCATCAACTACTTCTGCAATACTGTATACTCCTTTAATACCATTCGTAATGCCATACAGAACATAGTCAGATTCTTCTCTTTCCTTGACTTCCCGCAGTCGGTCTTCTTCACTCCAATTTTTTACGATTGGATTATAATAATCACAATCCAACATCTTCTGTAGCTGGTCTCTCCACTTCCATCCAGAGCATGTTCCGCCTAAAAACACTTTCATTCTTCTTTCTCCTTCACCTTTGCTTTTGATTGATTTGGCTTTTTAACCGATTCAACATATATTTCCCAGTCATCTGCATATACATCTTCCGCAAGAGGTATCCAAACTTCTGCGTTTTCTTTATCAAATAAAAAAATAATTGAATCTGGCTTATATTCACCCATATCATTACACTCAAAATAAACATTAGTTAATTCTGACGAATAAATTTTCAAATACTTTTCCTTTCCCCAAATGCCTCTTCTTATAGTAGTTTTGTCTTTTTTTATTGCGATCATTGCTTTTATAAAATTCAATTAATTATTCACCTCTTCCTTTTACTGTTAAAATCCCATCCTTGCTCAACCCAATCATTTGCGAAAATATCCTCTTGTGTAGGCAACCATCCCAATGTTATAACTCCATTTTGGTCTCTACATAAGAGTGGTTTCATTTTATATTTTTTATCAAATGGAATAATCTCATTTAATTCTTCTTCGCACATCATAAACACATAATCATAAGTTGTTCGTGTCTTCTTCCACGAACTACGACGATACAATTGCCTTGGATTAATTTCCATATTTTGCATCATCATTTCAAACGACATTCCTTGTTTCTTTTTTGCCATTGGCATTATTTCTCCTTTACAATCTTAACTTTATAACCAAGTTCCTTTTCAATTTCTGCAACCGTCATTTCTTTTGGCGGTGATAAACTCATATTTAAACTATCAATATCAGATTCCATATTCCAAACGCTTCTGTAGATCAATCGTCCAGTCAAAATACAAATTGCTTTCTTAACTTCGTCTGCCGTCGGTGGATAATGATCTAATGATGAAATAATATGTTTGTAATTTTCTTCATTCAATAAAACACGTTTAGAATCGAGGGATGTATTCTCTTCTTCCCGTGATTCAATATATAAGAAGTTGTTCATTATATCTCTCCTTTCTCAATTTCTTCTTTAATAATTCTATATGCAAGAGCCTCATCAGACTCTTTGTCATTAATTTCATTTCTTTCTAACAGCCTGTCCAATTCACTGGGACTCAGCCGATCAAAGAATCGTTTTATTTCCTGTTTACGTTCTTGTCTTGTTTTCATTTTTTTTGTTTAAATTCCTTTAGTTCTGTTATTTTTTATAGTTGCCAAACCCACAAATAACATAAATCCGACAAAATAACATAGATTTTAGTGAGTGCTATAACAAACCTCACTTTTGGCGTACTCAAAAACTATTTGAGCAGAATATTTTTATATTCCAAAAACACACCAAATATTTTAAAATTTTTATTTTGTTTCTTAGCCATATCTACTTCACTACCTTACCATCTGGCATTATAAATTCCCAATACCCATCACTATTTTCAACTTCTTTTGGTTCTTCTTTATATATTTTCTCCATCAACTTCCGACCTCGCTCAATATCTTCTTTTGTCCAATTTTCTACTTCGTCAATCAAACCTTGCAAAAACTTCAATGATTCTTGTTTACTCATGAGTCTTATTCCTCACATTTTCTACCATATAGTAAGAATCCAATATCTCGTATTCTACCTATCTTACGATCATCCTTGTTTTCAAAAAATTCTAAAGAGTAAATATCACGATTAGAGGTATTTACTGGTTTGTCAAATTTAACGGTCATATATCTATACCCATATCTGCGACCAATCTCATCTGTTCCGATGCGAGTAATTGTACCTTTGTCGTTATTTTTAACCAAACCTCCTTTAGCCGCTGGCTTCATTCTATAAATATAAACTCTATCTCCGATCTTTAGCATTTACTTACCTTCCATTTCTTCATAAAGCTCTCTAAATTTTCTAAAATCATCTGCACTGCCACCATTATCTGGATGACTTTTCTTCATTGCATACTTCACTGCGTCCTTAACATCTGAACGAGTTTCTTCCTTATTATATGTATCATTTTCTTTGTTGTTAGCATCAGCCATAAACGACATCTTATCTAAGATCAAACTTACATTTGCCTGCCTCATCCGATCTAACTTTCTTTCGTATCTCAGAAATACAATCGCTCCAACGATACAAAATCCAATCGCATAGCCAATGACAAACTCAATATTTGCTCCCATGTCTAATCACCTCCCGTAAATAAAACTCAGATTTTACTCTATTACATATCTTTTCTCACAGCCACATTTCTTGCAGCGATAAACCTTCTCACATCTATAAGGTTTTGTAGATCTGTCGCCATAATATATTGCAGACTCAAATATCTGTTCCCAATCATGTTTACAGAAACAAGACCTGATATACCAAATTAATCTTCTCATTTAATACCTTGCACCTCATATTTCACTCAATAAGTCTTTCACAATTACTCGATCTTCGTCTTTAACTTTTTTTGATTTTGTTGTTGCCATAAACTCTAACCACTCTTTTCTCATTTTCTTTTCGTCATCATTTAAGTGTTCGATTACAATTAATTGCTTAGAATTAAGTTTGTCGTGACTAGAAATATAGTTATTCCATCCGTCTTTCCAAAACAACTTGTTTGAGATAACTAATGCATATCCCATCAATGTTTCTCCATTTACTATTCTTGATCTAAAACACAGATTTCCATTTTCAATGGGATTATTTCTCATATCTTTCATTCTTCATCACCCTCTTCTGGTCTTAGCATAATCCCAAGACCTGTACACATTCCTGTAAGTTTCTTGTCCATTGCCTTGATTCTTTTGTAGTTGTAATATGTCATATATGGTACTCCAATTCCAATTGCTACGATCACCATAAACGCCAATACCCAAATTATGTAAAACAAAACGTCCATTTTATCTTTCTCCTTTTCTTCGATCTCTTTCTATTTTTCTGAGATACCTTCTTTGTTTTTCGACCACATTAAATGCAAAATCATCTATGTGTCCATACGATGCGAAGTTTCGTGCCATTGTCAAATCCCCATAAATCTTATGATATGTTTCGTTTTTGACCATTTCTTTTCTGCAATAATACAATGCGTTACATAATGTTGTTAGCTCTGTTGCATCCAATCTAATGATCGCCTCACTATCTTCTTTGGAAAGATTTAAAATCTGCATATCAACAACTCCTTTCTGTCTACTACTATCTCCTAAAATCAAACCACCATACTGTGTAAAAATTCTTCTGAAAATATGTATCGTCTCCGTCATCAAGTTCTGTAAAATATTTTCTGCCTCGTTCCTTAACATCGTCTTCATTGAAATAACTATATGCCCATGCAGGAATTGTGTAAGATTCCTTATCTTCTAAGCAAAGATTCAACAAATCTTTGACCATCATCTGCAATTCTTCTTCATCATATCCCTGCGTCATTACGTCAAAATATGGGATATATGCCATATATGGAACCGAGTCATTTTCATCTTTTAGAACTACGACAGGAAATGTTAGATTGTAATTCATATCAGCCTTGCTCCCTTGAATTGTAAATATTATTTTTTCTTCATCGGTTGTATCGTCAGTAAGTGCAAATAGCGAAACATCTCTAAGTGCGTATCTAATATTGTTTACATCCTTTCTTCTTATGTTTTTTCTTCTTATATGGCGTACAATCACGAACATTAACCCATGACCATCTAAATGCTTCATCAAGATAAATCAAAAAGGCTGTATAAGTGTCTCCACAACTGCTAGAATCACATTTGTCTGTGCAAACTCCATACACTTTATATGGTTTTGCATGATATAAAACTTTCATAATCATTCTCCTCCAAAATAAATCCACCACTTAGTAACATTGTAATCAATTTCTTTTTCTTTTAATTTTGCAATCTTGCGATAATTGCTTTGGTATGTATCCATCTGTTCTTTAACAAGTTCATTACTTCTTAATTCAGGATATGTTGTGATCAATGCCATTCCATCACCAGCTTTAAATTCTTTGTATGTATCCTTTTCATGATTCATGTAACTCTTAACAGTCACATCAATCTTTCTCTCAAGTTGCCAATTTTGTGTTTCATACATTTTAATTTTCTGATTGACGCCTTGATTTTCATACAAGTTACTCAGTAGCAAACATAAAACTACGATGACAGCAAAGTTAATCGGAATTAACACAACATCAAAATCACCAGAGAAGCAACCTTTGTAGATTATTAAAGCAATTATGGCGATTATAAGTACCAATATCACCATTATTCATCCACCTCACAATCAACATCAAATAGATATTTCATGATACGTTTTGTACCGATTTTGTTGGCAGCATCCTCTGCAATTTCTGGAGAAGTAAAATAAATGCCATTGATTGTTTGTGATGCATATAAATATGCCGTTGTTAAATCTCTATCTACAATGTCATACCTAATACAACAATGCTCATTTTCACCATCCCAAATTAGTTTTTCCGAATTATTGTGTTCGTCAGCATATCTCTGCAACTCAACATTAACCTTCTGTTTTTCAATAGCAAACTCTGTATCCTTTTCAGTCTTAAATACATTACCTAAAGCTAATCTTCTCAAATCTGATGCTCTACCTTGCCATTTTGCAATACCGATCTGTCCATCATTAGTGATGTAATAATACTCATCTCCGTTCTTTAACCCACATGGATTTGTTTCTTCTTTCTGTTCTGATTTCTCGCAGAACTGCTCAAATAATGATTTAAATAAATTCTGCTGTACTTCAGATAATTTTGAAATATCAATTGTCTTTGCTATACCCATTTTCTTTCACCTCACTTTATGCTCCAAAGATGTATTTAATGATTCTGTCTCTTCCGATTGCTTCAATTGCATCAACTAAAACATCTTTTGATGTAAACATAACTGTACCCTGTATTTTTGTTGTAGCCAATGTATCGCAAAGAAGTCTTTTTCCGTCTTCTTCACATCGAATACAATAACAACGATTGGCAAATTCTGTGCCGTTGTGTTCCTTTGCATACCGCTCAAGTTCAACTTCTACTTTTCTTTTCTTTCTTGCAAATACTGCTTCTTCTTGTGTTTTAAATACGTTGCCTAATACCCATCTACCGTTATCGACAATGCTATTAAACCATATTGCGCTATAAATAGATCCGCTACCATCAATGTAATGATATCTTTCACCGTATTTTGGTTTCCAAACTTTAGACCCTGAATTAGTTTTTTCTTTTGGTTTCGCTCTTTCACAACATTTATCAAATAATGCTTTTATTAGATCCTGTTCTGCCTCTGGCAATACTGAAATGTCAATTGTTTTTTCTGTACTCATTTATTTTCCCTCGCTTTCAAACTCTTCGATTTCTTTCCATGCCAGAACACTTTTGTCACTATAATAGCTTGCCCTTTTAGCTGTCGCATTTCTCCATCCATAAGAATCATGCCATGTTCTGTTTACGCAACCGCCTTTTACGGTTACTAAAACATCTTTGCTATCTTCTGGCAGATCATCAGGATTTTTTCTTAAATCATGCCATCTATACTTTTCTTTATATTCTTTTAGCTCTTTGAGTTCTACCAGACACTTTGCAAGCTGCTCATGATTTAAGGCGCAGCCAATAAGCCTGTCAAGTTCTTCATCGTCTGGATTCGCATGACACAACATGGCTTCTGTGTATTTCTTTGTTGCCATATCATTTGCGCATTTAATAGTTTCTTCTAAATTCATTTGTTTCTCTCCTCTCTAATCATCCACCAATATTCGGACAAATACATTCCCATTTGTAATCGTCAAAATTAATCTCTTCGTCTTTTAAAATTTCACCATTTATAATTTCGACATTTCGATTGAACTGCATTCCTTTTTCAAATCCATATATCTTCATATCCACTAAATACTTTTTAGATGTTTTTAACAGTTCTTCTGAATCAATATCATGTGCAAACTTTGAGTCAAGCGCTACAGTGACAATATCTTCATCTTGATAGTCAGAGAAAAATTCATCAACTCCCAAAACAAAACCTCTATAAGTATTTTCAATCCAGTATGTTTCATCAGAAGTAATATCTCCAAACTTATTTAAAGATAATGAATGCCCAGCACCAACAGGTTTTAATCCTTTTAACATAAATTCAATCACATTTTTCTTTTTTCCTCGGACTTTTAAAGTCCCTCGACACCAATTTGGCATTTGCCTTCTCCTCTCTAATCAATTTCTGCGATACTTTCTACGAAGCAGTTGTAGTAAATATATCTCTTACCTTTGTAATCAAACTTGACATATCCACCGTCATTTGTATCAATATCAATTTTTCCTTTATATTCAGCAATCTTCTTACCGTCTGCCGTGTATACTGTAATGACTCTATTCATACCGCCATTCCAATCGCTTTTCATATCAACGATTTCTCTTTTGAATCCTGCGCATCCTGTCATTGATCCTAAGCAAATCGTTACTCCTAAAACCGTTGCCAAAATTTTCTTTCTCATTTATTTTTCTCCTTCTTCTTTATAGTAATATCCATACAAGCAGCAATCTCCAGAATCCCATGTGTCGTAATAACAACCGTCTGAAATTGCAACTACATGATTCGCAACATTTACCAAGTAATTGCCGTGCTTATGATCTTTTGCAAAGCTTTCAACCGTTGGTCGTTTAGATCCTTTTCTGTTGCTTATGCCCTGATAAGCAAATCCGTTATCGAATAAATATTCTTCGTAACATTTTCGCTCTGACGGCATACACTGCATATCCCTTGCATATGGTAACAACTCATCAAATGTCGTTAACCATTCTTTGTCAAGAACCTTCGTTAATGCTCTGATCACGCAATCTGAATGATTGTCTTTCGTATCTTTATCGTTTGGTTGATAATATCTGTAAATTTTATTTGACATTTTCTCACTCCTTTACTTCATTTTCTTGAAGTTTATCTTTCATTTGTTGAATATAATATATCACTTCTTGCAGATAGTGTCAATACAAAATCTTCAACTTCTTGAATATTTTATTTTACATCTAGTATGTAATATGCTACAATATAGATGTGGAGGTATATCATATGATAAGTTATAAACCGCTTTTCGTTACTTTAGCGAAAAAGAGTATGACAAAATCTGATTTGCGAACCGCATTGCATATGAGTCCTGGTACTATTGCTAAGATGGCAAAGCACCAATATATCAGTCTCGAAAACATTGACAAAATTTGCTTATATCTTGATTGCAAAGTTGAAGATGTTATCGAGGTCATACCAAACGATTAATCAAAAAGACTTTGACCATTTAGGTTAAGGTCTTTTTTAGTGGAAACAACAGGAATCGAACCTGTGTCGGCAATTTATATGTGATGAAAATTAAAATGTAAATAAATAAAATACTTATATGGAGGTAGAAAAATGAATGTTTATGTATTGCCTGCTCTACCAACTGAGCTATGTTTCCATGACTGGCATTGTATTTCAAATGCCAGTTTTATGTTTGTGAAATTAATTTTTGTAGATGAATTTATTCGTTATTTGCGAGCATTTTTCATCTGATCTAATATGGCTTTAGCTTCTTGCTGTCGCTCTTCTTGCTCCATATGATAATCCAATGTTTCTGCACTAGATTCATACGCAATAGCAACGCCTTTGGCTTGTTCGCTAAGTTTCTTTGCTCCTTCTCGAACCTCTTCCAAACCTTCCTGAGCAGCATTTGAACTATTGTATTGATCTAAATTTTTCTGCAATTCTGCAATCTGCTGATCTGCCTCCATCTGAAGAACCACAGTATCTTTTTCGCTTTTTAGCTTAATGAGCTGATCATACGCTTGGTTTTTAATTTCTTCTTGTTTATCTTTTGTGGATTGCAACTCTGGGATTTTCTTTTCGTACACTGATTTCTGTGCCTTTAGCGTGGCTAATTTTTGAGCATAATACATTGCTTTTTTATCATCATGATTATCAATGTACTGGTTGATCATTGCCTCGGTTTTAGAAATTTCTTCTTTTGTTTCTTTGAGATCATCTTCCATTGTTGCCAATCTACCAGCTACCGTTGTGTATGTACCCATTGTTTTCTTATAAAAGTCCTGTTTCTCTTTAATTGCAGTATTATATCTGGCTCTTGCTCCCTCTGGAGTCATTGCATTTTCTTTGATCTTTTCTGTAACTGTTCCAGATGCCACATTTTTAATCTGCTTTCCGTTTTTAGTAAATTGTAAATATGCGATAATTGCTACAATTACACAAATAATAATAATTGCCATAATAATTTCTCCTATTAGAACTCACGGTAATCTGCTGGCTCTGGTGTTCCAAGATTTTCATTATCTGTAAACTCTACTTCTTTATCTTCAGAAACAAAATCTTTCAACATCTTTGCAAGATCAACACCTGTAGATCCTTTAACACCATCTGATACCTGATTCACAACATTCATAATATCTTTTGTTAATTTTGTTGTATTGCCTTCTCCATACATAGTGATACTTCCTACGTTTCCTAATGGCGCAGCTGCATTTTTAACTGCTTCTGGGAACATCTGGCACATCATTTCGACGATAGAAGCTTTACCCATCTGCTTCATAGCTTCGGCTTTCTTTTCGATCGCTTCTGCTTCAGCAATACCTTTTGCTTTAATCGCCTCAGCTTCTGCTACACCTTTCGCACGGATACCTTCAGCTTCCTGTTCCATAGCATATTTTGTAGATTCAGCTTCTTTTTCTTTAGCATATTTATTAGCTTCTGACTCTTTCTGTCTCTTATATAAATCTGCATCTGCTTTCTGCTGAGAGGCATATCTTTCAGCCTCTGCCTGTTTCTTGATCTGTGCATCTAATGTCTGCTCTGTTACCTCAACGTCTTTACGTTTCAGTTCAATTTCTTTTTCCTGACGCATAATATTAGCATCCGCAGTTACAATTTCAATTTCTTTACGTGATTTTTCTTCCTGAATCTTGTATGCTGCATCTGCCTCAGCCTTCTTTGCTTTTGAAATCTTCTCAAGTTCAGATTTTTTAATTTCCAGATTGTTATTCTTTTCTGCGATCGCTGTTTCTGACTCAACCCTTGCATCATTCGCTTCTTTTTCAGCCATTGCTTTTGCTTTTTCAATATCTCTTTCGCTTTCAGCTCTGGAAATTGCAGCCTTCTTCTGAATTTTAACAACATTATCTACACCAAGATTTTCAATAACATCATTATCATCCATAAAATTCTGCACATTAAAACTGATGATATCTAATCCCATTGCAGCAAGGTCTGGCTTCGCATTTTCTGTAACAAGCTGTGCAAATTTCTGACGATCAGAAACCATTTCTTCGAGGCTCATCTTTCCAACGATCTCTCGCATATTACCTTCAAGGACTTCTCTTGCGACCTGTCCAATATCGCCTACTGGCTTATTTAAGAAGTTTTCTGCTGCAAGTTTTAATCTTTCTGGATTACTGCTAACCTTTACATTGACCGCTGCATCTACATTGATATTGATATAATCTGCTGTAGGCACAGAACTTGATGTCTTAACATCAATTGGAATTAACTCAAGATTAAGATGATCTGCTTTTTCAAAGAATGGGATTTTTAACCCTGCCTTACCAATTAATGTCTTAGGTGTCTTTCTAAGTCCAGAAATAATATAAGCTTTATCTGGACTTGCTTTGACATAACCGCTACCGATAATAGCTCCTACGCCACCTACCGCAATAACCACTGGTACCACTGTTCCAATTACTTCAATCATAAATATCTCCTTTGTTATAAAATTTATTTATCACAACACCATATATAGATGTCATAATCTTGTTACTAAATACATCCGCCACAAGAATTAGTGCGAAAATCCTCTTCATTGATTGCTTTGAAGATCTGGCGCTGAACATCAATATCTTTTGTAATTTTATCTAACCAATACTTATTAGCCTCAATCCACTCATCTTGTTTCAGTCCGTCATAATATGATTCCCATTCTTCAACCCAGTCCTTAAAATACCATCGCTCATATCTTTTATATGTATTCATAGGTTCTGTGCGTAAGTCTTCTGGAATCTTATCGGTAACATCTTTGCCATCAACATCAAGCTTCCATTCTCCAATACAGAGTGCAAAACCACGACCTGTCCATTTTGCTTTAACTTCCATATTTAATCATCCAACTCCATTCCTGCCTCGATCCACATGCCAGATATAAATTTAGGCATTGGAGCAAGTTTAAATACATTCTTCTCATGCATCTCGTCAATGATCTGTCTCACTGCTTCATCTTTACATACTCCAGTTCTCAGATATTCGTCTAACATATCATATGTAAATCCAAGATTATCTTCATCTGTCTTACCGCATAATCCATCAGTAGGTGTTTTTTCGATTAACTCTGTTGGAAGTCCCAGAACTCTACCAATTGCTTTAACTTCTGTCACAGTCAGATCACTTAATGGACTAAAATCTCCGGCTGAATCTCCATATCTTGTTGCATATCCGACCCAATCTTCAGATAAATTACATGTATTTGCTACTCTTCCATTCATACTCTGTGCAAAAGCATACAATGTAGCCATTCGGATACGAGCAGGTAAATTTGTGGCACTCTGTTTACTCCATTTACCGCCTAATTCATCTCTGATTTCATGTTTAATATCTCTGCAAGCATTAAAAATATTAACTGTGTAATGTTCAATTCCTAGATGATCACATAGCATCTGAGAATACTCAATATCACTCTGCACACCCTGTGGCATCATAATTCCAATAACTCGATCTTTACCTAGTGCTTCGACACATAAGGCAGCGACAACTGATGAATCTTTACCGCCTGAAATTCCTACAACGGCATTACACCATCTTCCATTAACTTTAAACCAATCTCTAATCCACTGTACTAATCTGTCTTTGGTTTCTGCTGCATTAAAACTCATGTTTTATATCTCCTCTCTTAAAATTCTCCTTCGTTTAATACTCTTCTGATTTCCTGTAATGACTGTTCTTTTACTAATTTACCGTCTCTAAATACCGTCTCAAGCAGATTATTCATTGGAAGATTTTCTGAAGTATATCCATCTTTAAATGTCAATTTACCGTCTGATCCTTTATAGACATGACATAAACCTCTCTGAGATTTCTTAAATCCACCATCTTTCGGATTCTTAAAAATTGGATATGGTTTACCATCAATCTCACAATACGTTGCTTTGATACAGCTACTGAATGTATCTCTTGTAAATGGCTTCAAAACTCCATCTTCTTCGATACACTGGAATGAGAATGATCCTACGCCAAGTGCGACATTGCTTGCTGCGAATCCATTCTTCTCTAAGATGTCATAAATCTGCTCACATCTCTGCACTGTAATTGAGTCTCCATAAATTGATTTTACATGAGGATCTAATACTTTATATCCTTTACTATTCGTAGTTCCGCCAAACTCTTCCCATAACTTGAATACCGTTCTGGTTACTACATCTACACAATCTCCTGAATCCCCTCTTACAAGAAAACATCCATTGTGATTCATGATCTCATTCTTGAGTTTTGGAAGAATATTCTCTACAACATTCCAATAATCATAAGAATCTAACACTGCGGAGAAGCTTGTATTTGGGTAAATATCTGTTAGCAATCTTTTAATCAGAGTCTCTTCATCTCCGTCAATCGCATAATTACTACACATAACCGAATGCTCAGTAGACGGACTACCAAAAGCAACTGGTTCTTTCGTACAATCACAGTTATAATTTCTCTCTAAATATGGAATTGTTGGCACTGTTGCAGTATTTAAGAATGACAAACACCATCCTGCACCTGCTTTAACCGCAGACTGCAAACACTCTTCTCCACGAAAATCAAAAGCTCCTAATGCTCTAGCTTTTACGGCATTGTCATCGCAAGTCATTTCATAAAACTTATTAACGATCTGTCTATATGTATGCCCGACAGTTGCAGCGATCATCGGATGCCACATTTCTGCGGAAATTAAACTTTCTAATGCCTGTGGTAGCCATGCAAAATCTTTGTGAGTATTCTCAATACTAAACATCGGCACATGCATTGGTACTAAAGTTCCTTCAGGAAGAGCCTTAATCTCAATCGGAAGATAGCCAAGATCATATAAATCTTCAATTTTCTGTAATCCATATGTACCTTTTCCAAGAGTTGCATCCATTACTGTCTTATAAGTACCAATTGCTTTGTTTCTATATTCAAAGAAAAAATACTCATTAAAATAATCGACCAAATACTCTTTAATGAATCCTTGTAATCCAAACATGGCTACTTCATTCCATCGTTTTACTCTGCTCATACGTGGAGTAAAATAAGAAACAGATTTTGTAATACCTTTTGGTAACATTTCAGCATGAACTGCTTTATAAAAATCAATTAATAACATTGGATTTGTCTGTTTCATAAATCTAACACCTCAACTTTCTCATGTTCTTTTGTAAAAATACTACGTGTCGTATACACTTTTTTAAACAAACTATCTTCTTTTAATAATTCGCCATCAAGAATTGTATTTTCACAGTGACTAACGTATAAATACATATCTTTACAACCGTATTTGTTTAATTCTTTTGATCCATAATAGAATGTGCCACCCTTACTACAAATATCATCAATCATTAGAATTGCTGTATTCTCATCTAATTTATCTGTATCTCCATGAATCTCAATACCAAGAATTTCTCCTGTCTTCCAATCACGATTTTTAATTCCATAGACAATCGGATAATCATCTGATACAAATTCAGAATATCTTTTTAGTGATCCGCTATCTGGAAAATAAATTACAAGATTTCTTGATGACTCTGCTTTAAGGACTTTGCAGCAAGTTTGTGTGATATATGATGCTCCACGAATTACTTCTACATGATCAATCAATGCAGTAGATACATCGGAATGTGGATCAGTTACAATAACTCGTACAAATCCCAGACTATTAATAATTTCTGCAAAATATTTTAATGTAAAGCATTCGCTTGGCTCTTTTACTCTGTCAAATCTTGCATTTGGTATATACGGCATCACTAATGCTTGTTGTAACCACGGAAAATGTTCTTTAATATTTTTAGAAATACACAACAAAGAAAACAACTCTTGATCTGACTCATATAACCATGTGATATACACTGTCTTGTTTTCTATGATTTCTTGAGATATCACACCTAACGAAAAATCAATTTTTTGCGTTCCATCTGGAAAAGATTCTGGAACAACTGGGACTCCATTAATACTAATCATTCTTTATTACCCCTTTATTCATTAATTACTTCAATTTGACACATTTTCATTGCTTCGAGTGCGTTCTTGTGGCTCTCTGGAGTTACACCAGCACAGCAGGAAGCATCTACGATAATCTTTGCTTCTGGTAACGCTGCTTTTAATAACATTGCGTTTGAAATTACACAAATATCTGTACAAAGACCGATTAATGTAATACTTTTAATTATTTCTTTTTGCTCTTTGTGTAATAAACAATAATCAAAAAACAAGTCGGTAGACCCAAAAGACATTTTATGATAGTCATTCAAACCATTATATTCCCATCCATTTGTCTGCAAAGCTTGTTGTACGTCTGGATGGAGCTGCCACCCATTGGTACCAAGAAGACAATGTTCTACTGGTAATTTTTTACCTTCCTGTGTTGATAGATAATCTTCAAAATGAGTATCATATGTTGTAATAAGACGCCCATCGAACGAATTTATCTTCTCAACAACTTTTGGAACGATCTCCTGTGCTTCTTTGGTTCCAAGGCTTCCGTCGATGAAGTCATTCTGCATATCGACGACAATTAATATTTTCATAAATTTCTCCTTCCATTAAATTACTGTTTTATTAATCAAATAATCCATACCCAAAGTGCTGTCTCAGTTCATCATTCCAACTATTAATCGATTCAACTTTTGGCTCTTGGACAAGCTTATATCGAAAATCTTCAGGCATAGACAGTGCGATAAAATTCATAATAAGTTTTGCACAATCTTTCCTTTCTTCAATATAATACACGCCATCTTCTTTATAGAAATCAACCTCTTTAAAACACCCAGAATTATTTAAAATTTCAAATGCTGTTTCGCTCATTTCTGATTCTTGATACTCTGTCCAAATCAGTCTCTCACTTCTATAACCAAGACCTAGACCCGTATAATCTTCATTGTAATTAAAAGCTACTCCTAGCTTTTTACAACTGTCTTTATACGCTTGTCGAATTTTATGAATATCATAGTTACAATCAAATAAAAAACTTTCTGATATTTTATGCCCATCTTCCGACCAGTCGCCTAATTCTAATTTATAAATCATTCCAGTCTCCTTTCTTTAAGCACCCACCCGTCAAATTTGACGGGAAGGTGTATTATCTTAATCTTCTAACGAATCAATCATTGCACGTAATTCTGCTTCTGACATCTTCTCAATAGCCTCATCCTGTTTCTTGGAAAGAGCATCAATATATTTTCTCTGTGTCAGTTTCTTATTAATACGTTCCTTTTCAGCAAGTCTCTCATTACGTTTTGTTGTAAAGATATACTTCACAATACCAATCGCAGCCGTTAATTTTGGATCAACATTTGCATCATCCAACAGACTTTCTTCTGAAGATTTAACTTCCTGATCTTTCAGATTTTTATAAACCACGTCTAAATCTTTATCAGATAAATCCCATAAATCTTCTACGGATAATTCTCCCTTTGTTGATGGGAATCTCAATTTGCTTCTTGTTGCCATTTCGAATAACTTTTCTGTTGTCATAATTTAATCTCCTTTTTATGTTAAAATTTAATTTTAAGAACTCTTTCTGTTGCACCCTTGACTTTAACAATCACATCATCTCGCTTTGTAGAGCTGAAGCCAATTCCTGATAACTGGTTTGGATCATCTGCGACATGCATTTTGTTTCCTAAAGCCTCGAATACTCTCTTGTGCTGTACTAATTCCTGCTTCAAAAACTCATTGAAGAATCCATTTGGAGTATCTTCATTTACACATCCGTTTAACATAAACAGATAATGTTTATGTCCAATACCTGTCTGCTCGTCCCAATAGTTAGGTGAATAACACATTACTGTTACTGGCACAAACTGATTTGTATTGATTCCCCAGATTTCTCTTGAAGATGTTGTTGATGGAAGTTTCTCTTTGATTGTGAATACTCCATCTTTTAATGTAACTGTAGCCACTGGAACATCTTCGTTCTGACGTAAAGGCTTATCATATTCAAATTCATAAATCTGTCCATCAAATTCAATCTCTGCTGTAAATCCAGAAACTCCATTTCTATGAGCAAAATTTCTTACGAAAAATTCATATTCTCCGTCAACCATTTTGGATTTATCTGCCCATGTAATATTTTCTACGGCAGGCTCTCCTCTATGTGGATGAGTTACATCAACATCAAGGCTTCCACCAGTTGCATAATCATGCATTGAAGCATAATAGATATGATGACGTGGAGTTCTGCAATGTGCATCAAAATCATCCTGATTCCAATCTGTATTTGCATTCCACTGAATTGAGAATCTTAAAACTCCATCAACTGCACCACCTGCGTTCTTAACTCTTTCTTTCATTTCACTGTCTGTCATATTTCCTGAATATGCCCAGCTGAAAGGATTACTCCACTTCATCATGTTCTTAGCATCTTTATTTACAGGTGCGATCAGTGAAACCATATTCTTCTTGTGACGATTTTCAAACAGAACTTCTAATTCTTTTGCCGTTGGAAGTACATCTGATACGAATTTCTCTGCACTGATTTCTTCGACTTTAGAGAACTTCTTAGGATTTACAGCAACTTCCTTACTCATCTCATCGAAAATATCTAAACCGCCCTGAATACGTGGTGCTGCATCACGATTACAAAACAGGATATTGTTGACTGTAATATCATCAAGTTTCGCAAATCTACGCTGTAATGAATCCATATATCCTAAATCAGTCACAGTTTTCTTTGCATCCTCAAGCATTTTCTTTGTAAAAATTGCCTTTGGTCGTTTGTAATTCGCAGGAGCTACAACATTTTCATAAGCCTTAACCGCATTATCTATGTCCATATCCTCACTGATATTTACAAGCAATGTACCAATACTATGGTTTCTAATACGACCAATTACATCTCCGATCGTCATGGCTTTTGCCCATGTGTATGTATCTTTCTCTTCATCGGATAAACTATTGTATTCTCGCTGATATTTTCTAAAGTCCTTTAAGATTCTTTCCCATTCCTGTCCTCTATAAAGAGTATTTGAAGCGATCAGTTCTAATACCGTATCAACAGCTTCTTCTGTGATTTCATCAAGCGATCTTTTGAACACGCTCTTTCGATCTCTAACTTTTGCTTTTGCTGTAGGAATATCGGATTTTCTTTCTAGTAATCTCTCTGGAATCGGTGTATACATATGAGTCCATTTGATAATCTGCTTATCTTCTGTATACTCATTTGTACTTTTTACTCCAACTGTATTTGTAAAATGTCTCCAAATATCTTTGATTGGCTTTGATTCTACATATGTTCGTAAAGCATCAACTACTGGCTGAAATACGACATCATCAGTGTCGATCTCCCAGATCGTATGAATCTTACCGTCAACAATTGTCACAGCTCCACCGATTGTTTTAATAAAGTTTCGACAATGACCACAGTCATATTCTCTTCGCTTGCGATACATTTTGTTAGTTCCTTCAGGGAAACTACTCAGATATACTTCCCAAAGTTCATCCTTATCAATATCGGTTTCATACAATGTAGAATTGTTTTTCTCTACATAGTCGAGCATTTTATTTAAACGCTCTGACAATTTGCTTAAAAAGTTACTCCAGCTTTCATTCATTGGTGTACACATACTTTATCTCCTTTTTATGTATTATTTAATTGCTACAAAAATTTCATCGTTCTTGTTACCATTCACATAAATTTCTTTACCCTGAAGTTCTGGAAAATATTTCTTGGCAAGTTTTTTGAATTCATTAACATACTTCATATCACAGTTTTTGTAAATCAGTTTACCAGCAACAGAACCACCTGAAAGCAAACCTATTCTTCTTAAGAACTTCGCATGAGGTAAACCTTTCTGATCATCTTTTCTATACTTATCTTTCTCCAGAATCTTTTCCAATTTACATAAGTTTTCTGTCACTTCAATACAGCTGCTTGGATATTTCACATATTTGTTTGTCCAGAAATCAACTGCATCATAAGCCCCTGCGTTGCCGCAAAGGTATTTTAATACACAGGTTTTGAAGCCATTTTCTCTGTCATACACATCATTTCCTTCTACATACGCAACAGTTTCCGCTCCAGAAGTCCATAAGATTTTAACCATTCCATGATAATGTTTTACTTTAAACACTGGTTCGCCATCTTTTTCAATCTGTTTACCGTTATTGTCTAACATTGGTTCTTTTACTGTAATTTCTTTATCAACATAAATCGGTCTCTTAATCATTTCTTTTAGATTTTTTATATTCATATCTTTCTCCTCTTCGTTTCCTGTAAGTTCACTCATGATTTCATCCAATTTTTCTGACGCAAATGTTAAAGTTGCACTCATTTCACCATTCCAATCATCAAGTGTTGGTGCGTCTGCTCGTAATCCACGTTCAGTTTCGGATCCTCCACAACATTCTTTCCACCAATTCTTTTCTGCTTCTGACGTTGCGGTAATTGGTTTTTGCTGATAGTGTAGCAGAACAGACACTCTTCTTTCTGAAAGTGGTGGTGGGGCTAATGTTCCAATTTTTATTTCGTCAGCTAAAATCGTACCTGTATGAATCTCAAGATCCTCATTCATTGTTCTTACTGATTCCTTTCTTGTTATAGTAATGCTCGCTTCTGTTGATCGTATGCACTGATTTCTATACTGTTCTTTTTTATACCATGGTGGAACAATAACCAATATCTTATCATTGATGTACACATCCATTTCGATTGATTCAGCATCATGAAGTGCAACATATCGCCAAGGATGTGTTGTTCTAATAATCTTACCTTGAGGTTTTATTGTGTAAGTAGCAACAATTCGTGAAGCATTTTTTAATTCAACAATCTCAATTTTAAATTTTGCATATACATCATCATTATCTACTTCGACAATATCTCCTACATCAAATAATTTCATCATACGTGAATTATATTTAAGTTCTTGTCCATTTTTAGTCCGTATCCAAACGCCCGTTTTATTTTCGTCCATTCTTTGTCTCCTCTCTAAGCTGATGCACTCTGTGAGGCAAAGTATTGTGCTAATTTCTTTGCCAAGTATAATTGCCATTTGCCAGTCACATATGTTTTGGTGATCAACTTGTTTCCATTCTTAGTTTCAACTTCACTTTCTGTTAATTTGAAAATGCCCTGCTTAACATATCTTTCATATGGGGTATTATCTGACATGAGATACCCTTCTTTTCTTAACCACGCAAATAATTTGTTTCTGCCCATATGAATATCTTGATTTTCTTTCTCAAGAAGCTTTGCCATTGTTTTCATATCAACCATTGTTGGTGTGGCACTGACCGTATTGGCAAAATCAACAAGTGGCTTCTGTTTACTGATAACTTCTTCTTTCTGGGCTAATAGTTCATCCTTTTGTTCCAAAGTGTTTTGCATAATATTCAATGCTTTCGCCATGATAGTTAAATCATCATCGTCTTTTTCAATTGGAATATATCCGCCTGTCTTACGAATCTGCGGAAGAACTTCTGATGTTACCCAATGCTTGAATTCTTTTGCCTTATCAAGCTTACTTCCAAAGATTAATGCATAAAGTCCTGACTCATTAATAAACACTGGGTATTGAACTCTCCCTAATTTGTCTGTTATAGATGGGGTAACGTTTCGTTCCCCCATAATTTTATCTTCATCGTCAACATGATCTCGAATTGCTTTCTTCGAATTTGTATAACCAAGACACTCAGCTACATCTTTCCCTACGAACCACGGGTTATTATTTAAGATTACCGTTCTGATATTCCCAAATTCATCATTATTAAACACCAATGTGTTTAATCCTTCATTTACCATATTCTTTTCTTCTGTCATTAAATACCTCCTAAGTTATAATTTTACATTTTAATTTTGCACAAATGCCTGTGCGAGTCATCATATATAATAAGGAAGAAACTCTACCCGATTATATTCTGGATCAGCTCATAATACTTTGTTCTACCGACATAAGGTTTATGCTCTGCATCTTTTAATTCTTTCTTCAAAGTACATATGTCTTTCTGATTATCCATGCAATTTTGCATCACTTCTATGTATCGAATACAATTCTTGATCTTTCTGTGTAATTCTTGTAAGGTTTTAAGATACCCAACAATCACTGCACGTTTCGCAGCATCAATCTTTTTAAACTCAATCGCATGAAGAATATCACTTCTGGCAGAGTCGGCATATGATAACGCCTGCTCTAATTCAAACTTCTTTTCTCCTAATTGATCTGAGTCATATGCTAAAAGCCCTACTATAGCTCTTTCCTCAGTCTCTATGTTGTCGATCAATGTATTATCACATTCCCAGTCCATAAAGCAATTTCCATTACCTTTTCGCATTATTTCGCTAGATTCCATGGGTTTTCCAACTTTACCTAGCTCAATTTCTCGGGCATAAAATCCGTCTTTCATCCACGTATATTTATGCTTCAAACCTAAAATGTGCTTTGCTTGCTTGGAGGTAAACTGAGTAGCTTCAGACTTACGATTATCACGAACGTATTTATTTCTTGCATGATCTCTTTTCACATAGAACTCTTCATTCGTAATTATGTATTTCATACATCACTCCTATATTTAGTTGTATTTTTTGGAAAAAATTTCATGTTGACGAACATGTTTAGAATTGTTATAATGATTTTAAGGATATTATTATCCTTTCAGATTAAACAATTCTAAATATCAAATTCGATTTTCTATCGTGCTGCCAACACGGTAGATTCAAAAAATCTTTTTTTGTTATCTATGATTTGTTTAGTTGAAATTTTTAGTTTGTGTGAAAGTAGAAGTTTTACCAAAGGCTTCTGCTTTCTTTTTTATTGTCTGTATTTTTATGCCAACATTGTATCTCTCTTTGTATGTAAATTGCAGGCATTTGATTATGTCAAATATGTCGTCCTGCCTAATATGAGAGAACAAATTCTCATCTTGAATAAATTCGATCCAATGATATGAAAGATCTTTATCTTTGCCATAGATCTTCATCTTTCTATCATCTGCTCGAATCTTATATTCGCTCAGAAACCACGATGACATTTCTGATGAGTGTAAATCAAGTACATCAATATGCATTTGATTTGATTGATTCGCTGCTAACATTTCTAATATTTGATTGTCCATACATATACCTTCCTTTATTCTGCCATTATTTGATGTGCACGATAATTCTTATAGTCCTCGTCTTTATATAGGTAACCAATACTTTTACCGATTACCGTTTGACGATCGCTAAATTGTTTCTTTTTTATTCTATATGATATATAATAATTATAATAAAAATCAATTGCAATATCACTAAATTGACGTGCGATTACAGATCGTGCGATTCCTTCTTTTGATTTAATATAATATAAATCTGCAATTGCCTTGATATCCATTTTAGATTTTAAATATTGTATAAAACCAGAATTAATAACATCAATGGTTGTCAATTTTTCATAAGATAAAGTGTTACCAGTTAATTCTAATTGAGACTGCACATTATTATATATCCTCTTTTGCTCTGCTTGATATTCTTCTATATTATTACATTTTTTTCGTGGTATTAATACAAAATCATCATATATATTCGTATCTCCCATTTTCAATTTATATTCATTCAATGTCTCGATAAAATCTTTGGAGACTGGTTTCCCAAAAATTGTTAAATCATTTTGATTAATATCTGAGAATTTTAGATTTCTTAACTCCTTTCCATTTATCCCATTATATAAACTCACAATGTGAAATCTAGTATTCAATTTGGTATCGGCTGATGCATTGCACGACATCAGATTCGAAATAAACGCATTTATTTTATCTGGTGTAACATAATTAACATTAACTCTATTTGAAAAATATATATCAACTGCTAATTGCAAGTTTATAAATTTATCATTAACAAATGGATTATATTTAATGTAATTTTGTTCATATGCATAAGTATATAGTTTAACGAGCTGGTCATATCTTTTTTTAATAGAATTCATACTTTTGGTTTTTTTACCTCTAGTATCTGATAATATAGCCTCTTGGATTGTACCTGGTGCATACGTTAACCCAGATTCATTGTCGTCCGCAATATCAGAATCTAATAACCAATTCCATGTTGGGCGACGTGATTCTGATACGTGAGAATCTATATAATTTTGTATCAATTCTTTATTATTCATAATATTCTCCATTTCTAGGATGCCATTGCATTCATGTACGATAACATGCCGTTTTGTATTAAAATGCCATGTCCTATTTTTAACATTAAAGATAGATCAGATATTCTTCCCCAATACTCTAAAAGATTATTCTTTGGAATTGTTCTTCCTTGCTCTAAATACACCTGTGATACCATTTTTAATCCATTACTGGTATTTGGATAAATGGTTACATGTGTCGGTATCCAGTTCCTTAATTTTTTTGTAATTGGATACACGTTAATCTCTGTACTCGTATTGTTACAAATATTATTAGAATATACAATAACTGGTCTTTTTCCATGCAAGATGTGACTACCTTCAATTTTCGGCAAATCTGCAAAATATATTCCCCAAACTTGAGGATTTTGATATTTGCCATATACATATTCTTTTCTTTTTCTGTTATCGTTTCCTTTTCTTTCTTTGTTAGTATATCCGTTCATTTTTACGTCCCTCAACTTTCCCCAGTTGCATTTTTTATTTTCATGAATTAAATATACCATACTGTTTGCACCCTGTCAATAGGTGCAAGAAAGAAAGTTAATTTTTATTGTGAACAAAGAATCTCTACATTTCTTATTATAATGCTACCATAGAACAAAATCAAGATATTTTTCGAACAAATGTTCTCTTTTTGTTCGAACACTTTACTTTGTGCTTACTTGGAAGTGGGAAATACTGTCTAACTTTATGAGAATTATCCAGTTTCCATTTCTTTTCTTCAAAATCATAGTCACAGAAATCAAGCACTTCGTCTACACATCCATCATTATATTTGTAATCCACGATTACAGGATATGTTTTATATCTCATATAACGTGATGCGTTATCTGGTTTTAGTGGTGGAATCTCTGCTGAAATCCACATAAGATTCTGGTTTGCTTTCTTTTCTTCCTTATTTTGTCTAATCGTATTTATCTTCATACAAAATTCTCCTATAAAATCCTAATAATTTGTTCGTAAATTGCAATCGCATTATCTCCTGGAAAGTTCTGGTTCACATGCATATGTCCAAAGAACCACTTTTTATATTCAACAGATTCTTTAATCTCTTGCAAATAATCCGTCAATATATCTGTTTTATACACTCCTGATCCTTGATCCATTTGACATAATACAGATGCGTATGGACTATGTGTAATTATATAATCCACTTGCAATCCATTCTGCTTCAGATTCATCATACCTTCTGTCATTTCCTCCTCTGAAGGAAGCTCTTCTTTCCACCATGACGTATGATTGATCCTAAACATTTTGTCGTAATCTCTGTACCATTCATTAATTCTTGGATCGTCTTGTTTTAAAATTCCATCCTGAACATCATGGGAACTTGCTCCGCCAAACGTAAAGAATTTCTTGCCTTGAATATCAAATACCTGTCCTCGCATGAGATGGAAGGTAGAATCACGAATCTTATGAATCTTTCCTCCATTCCATTCTTCTACAGGATATTCGTACAGCCGATCATAATTTTCATGGTTCCCACATACAAACAAAGTAGTAAATGGTTTGTTGTCCAACCATTCCAGATTATGTCGTTCTTCTTTTGTGTCATGCCACAATCCAAAATCTCCGCAAATGATCACGTAATCATCTTTAGTCAACTCTACTCCTTCTGGGAAAGAATGACTGTTTAATCGAGTCATCCAATCCCCATGCGTATCTCCTGTTACAAATATCATAAAATAACTCCTTCCAGCAGCTCTTTTAGTGCCTGCATATTGTCCTCATGTACCCTATCATTTTGATCTGCATCATCCTTACCAGTCTCATAAGCACACTTGATAATCTCCATAACTCTATCATAACTCACATTAATAACATTTTCCTTTAATCCGTTAAATGCTCCGCTGATAATATCCTTGTACGTCTGAGCAATATCATCAAATAACACATGAGTTTCCTCTTCTGTAATTGTAGCATATAAAAACGTCATTGCAGGGCTACTATGATTCAATAATCTCATAAGTGTATACAATACGTTCTGATCATCTTTATGATCGACAAGTGTCCAATACACAAAGTTCTTTCGTAATGTATGCGTACCAATATTGTCCTCAATTCCAACTGCTTTAGCACCTTTTTTAACAAAATCCAAAGCATTTGCTTCAGTCATGTGTCCTGATCCAGACTTACATGTTCCAAAAACATAATCATCCATTGGCACTTCGCCATCAATCTTGACATCATATTTAGTTCCTGCAACAGCTTCAAAGAAAATATCCACTGCTTCAGTTACCAAATCGTTAAAGTATACAGTTCTGAATTTCTTTGTTTTCTTTTCCTGCTTACGAGTCTTATCGTCTAATAAATCGCCCCATTTGAGTCTGACGATATCAGAGATACGATATGCTGTATTGTTTCCAACTGCAACCAAAAGATTGTTTCTGGCAGCTACATATCGTTTGTACTCTGTGTACGATTTATCAATCTGGTCTCTAAAATATGCATTAAAGGCTGCAAATTGTTTTCTGTCCTTGATCGGATACACTAAAGATGATACGCCTTTTTGTTTGTTAGATCGAGTCCATTTAGGACTTCCATCCTTACGTCTTTTAATCTTTGTTTCAGATTCTTCTGCGTTATTATTGTTTACTGTTTCAATAACTTCAAACTGTGTTGCTGCCATGATAATCTCTCCTCTCTAATTATTGCACTGTTCACGTACTTCTGGTCTAATTTCTACTTCGATTAATTCCATAATTCTTACTCCTATTCTCTAAATTTAGGCAAAATAAAAAGAAGCCATAAGCTTCTCAATCTCATTCTGTTATTCAATTTCTACAATGGTCTAATAATATCAGGATTCATGATCAGAATACTATCACAACCCCAACCGTAAAGCTCATAATATAACTCATAATCACCTTTGGATAAATTAAGCTTAATTGCATCAACTCCATCTTCGACCATCTTCTCAAAATCTGGCACAACGCCCATTGTATCAAATAAATATTCTGGGAGATATCCCGATAGATCTTGCGTTGGAACCTGCTTTAAATCGGCTTTCGCTGTCCATTCAACAATATTTGCCGAATCATCCAATGTAAATTTAAAGTTTTTGTCTAGTTTATCAATTCTAAAATCATTATCAATACACCATTTCTCCCACGGCTGATCCGCCTTTATATCCGATGCCCATAAACCTCCAAATGGTTTGTTAATCATGTTTCTGTTCACAATTGACATAAACAACTCTTTCTCAAACTTATCACTTCCGTAGTGAATATAAATATTTTCTGACATTTTTCCATCCTTTCGTCAAACTTATCCTGTCATCTGCTTCTCAAACAACTGTCTTTCCAACGCACCAAAATCATAATCACGATCACATTCCAAGTGTGCAAGGTTCGTTACCTTTGGCTTTTGTTTAGCGTTCTTCTTAGCCTGATTTCGTTCCCAGTTTCGTACTGCTGCCTTCCAGTCTTGCATCTTGCTATTGCCCATCATCCAATCTTTGGCTGTGTAATAATCCACAAACTCTTCTGGATCAATCCCATTGTTTCTTTGTTGACAATATCTGGAGACTTGCTCGCAATCAGGCGGTGTGAATCGCTTTATATTATTATTATTATATTTATTATTATTCTTTACTTTCTTTTTATGTGTCGCTTCTGCGTCGTTTTGGTGTCGTTTCTGTGTAGCTTGTTCGTCTACAAAACCTTGATAAACACTGTAATTTACTATAGTTATGACCGTCTTTTTAGTGTCGCTTTTTACATGTATGATACTGTCGTTTTCCAGTGTCTTTAAAAATTTGATAACCTTTGAATTACTCCACCCCCATCGATCACACAATCTTCTGATTGAAGTAACCATCGATCCTCGCTCGACTGTTTCTAAGTTTCCATCAACATACTTAGGTTGATCATTATAACCTGCGAGAATAAGTAAGTCAATCATTGCTTGTCCTCTGGCAAATGGTTTGTCTTCCCATAGCCAATGATCTGTAATTTTCCGATGGAGTTTAATCCATCCTGTGTTACTCATGGCATCACTCCCCTCTATATATGGAGATAAAATTCTCCTTTAATACCTACATATATTTATTATTCGTCAACATAATAATCACGTTTAAACTCTTCATAAGTCATAACACGTTTCCCACAGTTTCTACAAGTCATAGTCTTTCTATAGTTGTACTCTGTAACACCTTCTTCTTCCAGCTCTCCATTGCCTGTATATAAATCGTATCCTTTCATATAAATTCTGTGCTCTAAACCTGACTCACTTCCACAATGAGGACATTTGATTTTTTTTCGCATATATTAACCACCTATCAAATTTTCGTTTTATTTAAAGCATACCAAAAAATGATATGCTTTAATCTGTTCTATCTTATTAAGTTACTCTAAAATTCATCCCATTCTTCATCAATTATTAACCCAAATGCAGGATGATATTCTGCCTCGCAAACTACATGATCTTTATATATTCTATATCCTTTTTCAAGAACATATTTTACAGGGAACGGACATTCAAACATATCCAAATCTCCATCTTTAATTGCTTCGTCTAACTTACATTCTGGAATTGCAAGAATAGAATGTCCACAATCCGCAAAGTAATAATTGAATTCTTTTAATTCCTCTGGAAGTCCTTCGTAATTATCTTTCTTTACTCCATGAAGATCTGCTACACTTCTACGAATTGTATTTGTTTCTACTTTTTCCTCTGCTGTCTGATCATCTTTGTCATCAAAAACCGACCATGCTAATGTTCTGCAAAAATCTCCTGACCAGTTTGAGATTATGGTACAAAATGGCGTTGGAATATCTACAATAAATGGCAATTCTGGGTGATATTCGCCCAAGGATTTTCCAAACAAATCTTTGTAAGCACACTCTATTGATTTCATTGCAAGGGATAATCCGCTTCTATCTTTGCATCCTACTGTTGTCAGCAATACAATATTTTCGCCTTCAGCTTCTAATATAACTTCTGCACAATAGAAAGATCCATCCGCAGTAATATGCAATTTAGTTCCATCCATAAACGGTACTGTGTAATTAGATGATACATTCCTATCAAATTCGATAAGCTCTCTCATTCTAGTTCTTATTTCACTACCGATTTCCTCTGAATAAGATTTTCTCATATGCCCTGTTAGCAAAGTATAATGATTAATATATTCCATTACTTGTCCACCTTAACCCTTCTCATTTCTCTGACTTCTTTTTTATACTGTTCGATAGCATCAAGTGCATTTTCAGTATAACAAAAATCATACTTTTTCGCAAAGTTATTTACAGACCTGTAATTGGCTATAGGTACTTCCACGCACCCTTTATCCCGACTATACCGATTATTCATAATTTTCCTTGCAGCATTGTAAATTTCATTACTCCTTGTGCTCCAACGCAACGTTAGAACTTTATCTTCTGAATCGTAATTAATCCAACGAGTGTTTTCTTTTTTATAGTTTCCACTGATTGCCATTTCTGTAATTTCGCTATCGTGAATACAAATTGCAAATCCATTCTGTAATAAGCCATGTCCAATTTCTGCTACTCTATCAGCATAATTTCCGCTTTTCTCGGTCAAACAACGACACCAACAACAATCATCTTCATTCCATCTATAATCTTTTGATTTAACCAAATTGATGAAGTCCTGATCTTTCAGGTAAAACAGGCATATTTTATCAAGTTTTTTAACAATTTCCACAACACCTTCATGTTCTAATCTTTCTGGTGCCACAGCATCAATACTAATGATTCTTTCTCGACGCTCTTTCTCCCTCTTAGTTCGTTTATATTTTCGCAGAAAATCTTGTTTACTAATAAATCGGTCTAAGTCTAACCAAAAAGAAGCTGTCGTTTCATTCTCAATAATAGATTGTGCCGTTCTGTCGTTTTCAAACTCATTGTAAAAACCCAATCGAATGGTATTACCCCATGCTACTTGTTTTTCCGTTCCTGTTAGGTTTGGAAATCCGTATTCTTCTGATAGTTCTTTAGACTTTTTGTTTTCTTCTGCAATTTTTCTTTCTTTTTCTTCTTTTGCACATTTCGGACATAAATGAGAAAAAGCATAGTCAGCTTTTCTCTGTCTTTCACTCATTTTTCCAATCACATTTACTACGCCATCATGCCCACAAGCGTAAGTACCTTCATATTTAGCCATACTTATCCCATTTCCTTTCCATCAAAGTTTCATTTTATGTATTATGCTATTCGTAGCTGTTGATAAGAAGTAGACTGCAAATATATTGCATTATAATCATCTCTTCTTTCAATACAAACTTGTATTGCATGTTTGTTAAGCTCACGATCAACTCCATCTTTCATATAAGCCCCATCGTGGCTCCAATAATATTCCCACGAATTACTAGTTACATCATATACTATCAGCCCCTCAATCGCATCTTCCATACTCATTAAATCATCATATCCTTTTTGATGATTAATATATTCATACGAAGATATCACATAATATGTCGGTATTGTATTTCGTTTATAAGTTAACGCTTCTTTCATATAATTGAACACACCTACATCAAATCTAACATCAACAACATGACACACTGCGTCTTTTCGATCTATATCAACTAGAGTAAATCCATGAAAATAATCACTTTGTAAAAGAAGGTCGATATCATATTTTGTAGATATATGTTGATTAAATTCTTTTACGAGTACGTCTCCTATATCATGTGCTAAAAGTAACAATCTCATATAACTTTGTAAATATGGCATATCGTCCGACTTTTCAAGTGATATTTCAACATCTTTACGCATTAAAAAATCAATATTATCAAGTGTATCTCCTGTAAGAAAATGATCAATGGCACTCATACAAATTTTACATTCATTTTCATAAAAGACTGGGATTTGATGTGTCTCTGTTTTTGGAGCAATAAACTGACAAATCCCATTAAAATGCTCAAAAAACAAACCTTCCATATAATCCATATAATCTTCTTTAATACCTATCCATAAAATTTTATTAGTGATTTTTGCTCCTGCTGTATTAAATCCATGATTAATATGCTGTTTATATCTTGCCTCTACACTTTGTCTTGTTTGTCCAATATATATTACACGATTATTATATAAATAGACATACACATATCCATAACCTTCTTTTGGTCTTTCATAAAATTCTGTTTTTTCTGTCAGTATACAAGTTTCCATTAATTATATCACACCTCTCTATTCTTCTGAAATAATTTCCACCGCAGCTTCATAAAATCTATTGTATAAAGTTGCATTTGTTTTAATAAGCTGGGATTTAGATAGCCCATGGGCATATTCATCCCAGTTAACACCGTTTTCTGTCATCTTAGTGTAGATTTTCCGATAAACCGAAGTTCCACCTTTAGATTTATTTCCAATATGATTAGCATAATTGGTAATCTTAATCTTCATTTCTTCCCAATCAGGCTGTGCGTTCTCTTTGCGGAACTGTCGCAGAAGTTTTTCCAGCACACTTACCAGTAGGTCAGGATATTTGTCATAACAAAGATCAATCGTTGGTACATTACCTCTTTCACTAATGTTGTATTTCTCTTTGTATTCTTTCCGATCCTGTTCCCACACAATTCCATATGTGTTAGTAAGATACCTGTATACCTCTCTAAGAATATCTCTAGTAGTGGTTCCTAGTTCGTCAGATTCTTTTAGGATATCATCAATGATAGAGTAGACATTAGATTTCCATTCATTAAGTTTGTATTCTGCAATAACGCTTTCCGTATCTACTACTGGAACATCTTGCGTAGGCTTTCCAATCTGCTTAAACAATTCTTTCCGTTCGGCTTTCATCTCTTTAACAATGTCAGCCAACTGATTAAATCCTTTAATAGTAACCTTGTACAGACGCTCATTGTTTCTTTCCATCTGCTTCATAAGTTCTGTCTGCTCTGTAAGAAACTGTTCTACTGTTGTCACAGAAGTTCCTGTTCTTAATTTTCCATGACGATAAGCTTTGATAACATTCCATGCCCAGTCCATAAAGGCATCTGCTTTTGGCTGACGACTTAATCTACATATTTCAAATACTCCCAACTCATTATATACAACTGTTTCCCTATTCCTTCCATCAACCGTCCTCGTTTTGAGGACACTTGATTTTCCAATAAACCGAGCCTTGTTCTTATCGTGAATATTTTGAATTGCTTTTCTTGGATCTGCATATTCCAGTGCTTCTCCAATTTGATTTCTTGTCATCCAAATATCATCCTCAGCACTATAAAAATCACACGATAAATCATTAAAATTTTCCGTTTTAACTAACTGTAGGTTCATTCTTCATCTTCCTTTCTAGACTGTCTTATTTTTCTCTACACTCATTATTTTTGTATAACTGTATTCCGTAAACCAATAGGAATAAAATCAACATTTAATTCCAACTATTAGTGTGCCAATCCTAATAGAAACCTATTCTATTCCTATTAGTTCTCTATGTAATCAACACCTTATCTATTAACAATTATATGTTTAGTTAGTTATTAGTTTGTGTATAATAAATTTGACAAAGAACCGACCTGCAAAATCGGTTCCTGTCAAATATTTCCGTAAAATAAAAAGAACCTTCCGTTCGGTTCTTTGCCAAAATTATTATATGGAATTATAAAATAAATGCCGTTCCTATTTTCATAATAAACCAAGTCCATAAAATAATAGTAGTTGGTTTATCAATAACATTTATTATATCCTCTAATAAGTTTGTATACTTCTTATAAGCTATTGTAGGATATTTTCCATTAATTAATATCAAAAATTCATTTGCAATCATAACTATGACTTTGAATGTAATCATTACTCCTACAAATACATCTGAATACCGAATAATCTGTTCTAATTCCATACTTCATCATCCTCACTTTCTTCATTATCATATAAGTTTTCCACTGGTGCTGTCTGTTGGAACATATCTGTTGGAGATAGGTTTCTAGCTTCACACATTGCACAAAAGACTTTCAGTACCTTATCCCATTCATGTTCTTGAATCCACTGTAGAAATGGTTTCTTCCCACGTTTCTTAACATCAATCTGATATTTGTATTGCAAATTCTTATAAAGCTCATTCCACATAACAGAGAATTGCGTTCCTGTTACCGCAGCCAACTTCCTAATCCCAGCGTTCATCTTATTGCGATCATCCCATGTTAAAATTTCCGCTGCTAATAACTTGTTATCATTCTGCAACTTCTGATTCTCTTCTTTAAGTTCTTTATTTTGTGTTCGCAGATCGGTTACCATAGCAAGCTTGACGTCCTCAGAGAATGATGGAAAATAGTGTTCAATAAACTGTGATTCTTTTCCAAAGTCAACTGCACCGCCTGTCTTACGGATGTTTCTAAGATATTCTTTAATCTGTTTCTTCATCTGCTTTGCAATCGGTTTACGTGACTGCATACACACTTCATAAAGTCCATCTTCTGTGAGGAACCAAAACGGATTGATGGTCTTTCCAGTAGAATCAATCTGACCTAAATTTGACCCGCTAACATTATTAGCGGTTAAGATTTTGGTCTTATATTTTTCTTCTGAATCAATCGCCTGTAACATTTTATCCGTTCTATAACTTCCATCAGGGCGTTTACTGTAATCAATCCATTCTGCAACATCTCTTGCTAAGAACAACGGATCTTCAATGCTTCTATACAGATCAATTCTTCTGCCTAAAATTTCCGTTGTGTCAACAAGCTGCACACCTGCCTCTACCTGTTCTTGTTCTCTTCGTTCTTCCATCGTGATGTAGTCATTAATAAAAACATAATGTCTTACGTTCTCAGCAAGGCTTGAAGTTTCCATCAGTAGTGAAAGTCGGATTAAACATTTAAGAGTAAACACCTTAGCGCCTTTATAGCCGAATGAGATATTTAATCCGTTCGGATACGTTACCATGATTCTTCCCTTCTGTTTTTCCGTTGCTGCGTCCTGACCATCAATGATCTCCTGCACCGTCTTAACTTCCATTCCATCGTCTAAAAACTCTTTGCGATACTTAGCACACAATCTCTTAACCTCGTCAACATCTCCATCAAAGAATCGTGCTACCTGTTCCGTAGTGATATAATCTCGTCCAGGGAGCCACGGAATCGGCTTGATCGTAACTTGTTTTAAAAGTTCTGTGTTCTGCACCAGTTCATCTCTCTTTGCCTTATCCAAAATTGGATCGCAAGGGATTTCCATTTCGTTTAGATTCATAATTAATTCCACCTTTCTTATGTAAAAATTTGTATAAAAAAAGACACTCTGGAATTTTCCATAAGTATCCTAGTTACCTATATTAATTTGTATTCACTATAATTCTAGTTCATCAATTTCTGGCGTATCGGAATGATCCATTTCCCTTAGTTCTTCAATGCTAGTTCCTAATGACATAATAGCCAATTTGAATTGTTCGGGATCAACATATCCCGCAGGTCTATGCCAAAAATTTTTAGCGAAGTCTGGATTATCTTCTTTTTCCCATTCATAAGCTCTGTGAAATGCTTCATCATATAGTAGTCTAGCTCGTGTTGGCAGCTTCATCGGATCATATCCTCTACTTTGCTGTCTATAATCTTCTATTATGTTATCCCAGCTAAGATCATCAGGAATCTTTTCTATTATGTATACTTCTTGTAAAGCTTCTTCAGGTACATCAGGATAATGAATTAGAGCATACCTCTCTTTTCCATTCTTAACATATTTATATACTTCATGTTCAAGATCTGGAAGTGCTACATATTCTAATCCGTTTTTCTTTAGTCCATCTACCCAGTTTATTTCTGTAAATGTCTGAACCCATACATCTTTCCCATAATGCTTGAATTTATTCATATTCATAACTCCTTCCATATATAATCTGCTTTATCAAATAATATTTTCCATTCTATCTTCCATTCCAAAGATCGGAAAAGAACTTATAAATCCCATACAGAATAGCAACAAATGCTATAACCATTAAAATTCCATAACCACCACCTAAAATAGCTCCTAACATATATTCCAAAGTGTCCTCTGGAACGATAAATATAATTATTAATAATAAAACCAATGGCATAATTTACTCTCCTTTGCTCTGTTCTTTAAGTTTTTTGTTTGTCTTGTATCTCAACTAATATGTATATATCATCATCTTCTCTGACTGTAGTAAACAGTCCATAAAAATTACACTTCGCTTTCCTCTACCTCACTTGCAAATAACTCGTACTCATAGTCGTAACCACCGCCATCACAAGGAATATCAATATCTCCTGTATTAATCTTTTCCGCTACAATATTTCTTGCTTCATCCTCTGTTTCTGCTTTAATTTCAACTGATCTCTTATATGTTTCTACAACATCTATTATATATTTTTTCATGTAAATTTCCATCCTTCCTATTGTTTTTCTAGTGCTTCAATAAAAGTCTTATACATAAAAATATCTTGCTTAAGACAGTTCTCAAAGAGCACTTTGCCTTTTTGATTAAGAAATAAATCAGAAGAAAGATTTTGTAATCGTATTTCATAATTTTTCTTTCGTCTATTTAATTTTTCCAACAATTCTTCTCGTGTTCCACATTGTCGGATGTCGGGACCTAAGCTACTATTTAATTCCATATCATTTCCATACCAATAAAAATTTCTTTTTGAGTCTGGGCTGCATACCAATTTACATACTACACCAAGACCATCTGGTTTGGTCGTTGTTCCATAATTTGATTCTACTAAAACTCTCATGATTATTTCTATCCTTCCTACAATAAAATTGACATTTGATTAATTAATAGATCCATCTGCGTTGACAAGTTTATTTTCCATTTCCGCATTGTTGTCTGCGATATTGTGTAACACATAATACAGCGGATCATCTGTCTTAGATAATTTTCCAACGCTTTCAGTCAACATTTCCATATCCTTTCTGTAGTCATCAACAGAGCTATCATAATCCATATCTAAAGACATATTAAATAAAATATTTGCAATTCTCTCTTCTTCTGATCCGCCAATAAGACTTATAACATTATCAATGTCATAACATTCTGTAATATAAGGATAACACTTTGCTTTCCATACAAAAGACGTTTCGTATGGTGTTACATGACTATGCGAATCTACAATATCGCATATATAACCTTCTTTTTCCAATACACCTGCCCAAACTGGAACATCGGTATCATTTGTATATGCCTTACAGCTTTCCACTTCTAATACTTTTAATCTTTCCACGGGTGCGTTTGTTCTAAGAATTACAAGTTCCCCATCCATTCCAGGACTATCAGATAACGCAATTAATCTTGTTTCATTTTCCATAAATAATCACTCTCCTATTCCCTAATCTCATTGGCAACGTCGTTTCTTGTTCCTCTGATTGAGCATCCTTCCGTATCATGCCGCATCAGGATTTCATAAATCTGTTCTTCCTCTTCCTCTGTCAAGGAAAATCCTTCCCAGTATCCATAATCATTCTTTCCGTGACACATAACGATTCCGATAATTTCCTGCCTTGTTTCTGTATTCATAATGTTCACTCCTATTCTTCTAAACTGCACTCAGAAATCCATTTTTAATAGTTGTATTTTCTCCATCTTCTTCTAAAATCAGACAAAAATAAAACATTGTTTTACGAGATGAAGGGCAACATACATAATCACACTTACTATATTTCCCTTGTTCTGTATTCCATCTAGTCTGTGTTTTTCTCTCAAACCACAATTTTAAAGATGATTTTTGTTTAAATATCTTTCTCATTTCTGTATCAAATTTTTTGGTTTTAAAAGTTTTTCCAAAGAGAGATTTTAATAATTTTGAATCAAACTCAAAACTATTTTTATCAACAAACTTTGACAAAATGTGCTTGTCTAAATCAAATAATGTATCTGTACATGAACTATTGTTCATAATTTCCACCTCATATCTTTCTATAAGCTCTTTTTGATTTTTATTCTTTCACATTCAGGTATTATCTCAATAAATTCATCACAATTTGTAAGTCTAAAACTCAATTCAATCCAATATTGCTTATTGTTTATATCTGTACAACATGCTTCTAATTTACAATCATGTCTTGAATAAAACGTCAGGCACAGTTCAATATTTTGAACAATAGCATCTTCTGGAATATCTTTATCATCTGCATATATTCTTAGTAAATCATCAATTCCGTTTTGATCTAACTCGTAACCATAAAATACCTGACAAGGTTTATCTGTAACATCCAATTCGTTAAATGTAATTTTTGTAAAATCTAACATAATCTATTTCTCACTTTCCGTTAAATCTGCATTTTATTATCCGACTAATTCTAAGTATCCAGCCTTCACAAGATCCTCTTTTTGTGATAATGGCTGCGGTACATACTGCATACCCTTTTCTCGATCGTAGTCGTAATACCATACACCGTATTCTTCAATCGGTTCCAATATATGGATCGCAAGACTAACTTCCATTACGTTTACCGCCTGAACGCAAGCGTTCTTCATATCTTCTAAACTACATAATGTGCTGTATTGTGGTTTTAATTTTTCCACAAAATCTTCAAAGTCTAATCTTTCATACTCTTCTCTGCTAATTTTCATTCGTTCTTACCTCATTTCTTTCCATTAAAAAAGGAAGATACATTTCTGCATCTTCCTAGATTACTTTGTTCTTATTTAATTTTCCGCTAGTCTACACACCATTCAGGCGTTCCGTCAATATAGCAACCACAATCTCCGGCAAGAATAATTTCCGTTGGATTTAATGGTATATTATCCATTGTATATGTCTTAATATCCTTCGGACTAACATCATACTTCTTTGCTACAGCTTCTAAAAAATCATCAATCTGATATGTATTTTTATCATCCATCAAACCACTAATCATGAACTCTTCTTCATATAATTTTCCATTGACTTGTACGATATCTTTCCATGTAAAATGATGTTTCTTGAATTCATTTAAAGTGTCTTTGGCAAACGATTTTCCAAAGCATCCATCTTTGCAATCGCAACTACTACAATCTATATAAGAATGATGATTGCAAGTATTATTACATTTGTTTACGTCAATATCTAATCCGTGATCTGTTTTTGTAATTGCATGGTAATAATCTTTATATCTAAGCATATTTTCCACCATCCTTATTCACATTCTTTCTTTCCGATAAGCTGAATAATGCAACCAAAATCTCCAGCACGATATACTCTAATTTTGTCTGCCTTGTAATCTGCCATCAATCCTACATCGTCATAGATTTTGAGCCATGCCCTGAATCCTGATGATGTTTCAAATTCCATCTCTAATGTATAGTGATCTCCGATCTTTGCGTTCTCATCCACAATATAAGCATTATATCTTCCATCACAACCAAAATTTAAGATATTCGCCTTCAATCCGTCTTTTGTTGTGCCTACAAAAATTAAAGCCGCAATATCACTATCCCCAATAAATTCTCTATCGTACTCTTTATATGATTTCATAATTTCCACCACCTTATTCTATAAACAATAACTAATTAACCATTCTTTTCCATCGTACTTTACAAAACTATACCCATCCATTGGAATTTTTGTTTCCAACATCTTCTTAATTTTCTTATCTGCTTCAATTTCATCTGCATCTTCATGAAAATTTTTCATAAATTCAAAATTTTCTGTAAAATCTTCTAATGTATAAACAACTGTGCCATTGTTTAAATGCTTTTCTGCTTCTTTTCTAGTACAGCCATCTTCCATTAAAATTTCAACATTTTTTTCCATAGCCCAGAGTTCTTTTAAAAGCTGGATCACAAATTCTGGATATTCCATAAAGTAATACCATTCATAAGCTGATTCTATCTGATCCATTTCTTCTCTAATGAGATCTTCATAGTATTCGTCGGTATATCCGTTTACATTTGCCCACGTTTCAAAATCCATTGCTGTTCTCTGGAATTCTTTTACCTTGCTACTAATTCGTTGCAAGTCATTTTTTTCAATTGTGATCAAAGGTTTTCCATAATCATCATAAAGATCTTCCCATAAGTCGTTATTCCATTTTGATTTTGGTTCATGCTGTATGTAAATGTTTGTTGATCCATTTATATTCCAGCCCGTTGTAGCAACTAATTTTCCACTTTCTTTTTCTACTCCATAAAACATTCCAGGCTTCACGCAAAATCCAGCGTATGAAGCATGGTTAAAATGTTCTGGCAAGATCATTTCTTTAAATTCGTACATAATTTCCAACCTTTCTGCCTATTTAGGACTTTAAAATATTAACTGTTCTCTTATATTATACACGATAATTTCCATCGTGAAAAGTAGCGAGGGCGGAATTAAACCGCCCGATAAAAGCACTCTTTTATCTACCATACGCCACCGTTTTTCCGTTCCAATACGTCACTACTAGCAATCAGTAGTACAGTCATTCCGTTCATTTAAAGTAACTATTAGCTTCAATAGTCCAGTATTTCCGTTAAGGTGTAGTCTGCTTCATTACAGACAGTAAAAGCCTTTAATTGGCTATGTAATAAGCTATGCACGACACATAGAGAAATTGAATAGATTAGTTGGATCTTCTCTTAAAATTTCCGTCATGCCGTTAATTGCTTCTTCTTGCGTTCTATATTTCCGAAAAATTCCGAACGTATTCTTATATAATAAGAAATATCTATATCCATGCAAGCTATCATCAATTCCAGCGTTCGGAGGATTTTCTGTGAAGTATAAAGTATTATACTTTCGTTCTACGTGGCACGCTAATGCTGTCATTGTCGTTCTGCGACTCATTCTTTCCACCTACTTTCTACTTATAATAGACATCTACATTGTTCTTATCATCGTGCGACCAACTAAATCCAACGTATTTTCCACTGTTACCGCAATCTTCAAGATCGTACTCACAGCATAAGTCGTTATACTCATCAGGCGTGTTACAGAAAATTTCCGTTCTACCATCGGGATATGTATTTCTTGTTATCATAATTTCCACCTTCCTTCTATGCCATTGCTAACTACCTAAGAAACATAAGCCATGAACATATGCAAAATGACGAGCTTCGTCAACTGAATTAAATTTATACCAATAAATATTGCCTACACTATCTACAAATTTAAAAGAAGTTTCCATATTTCCAGCTCCCTTTTATAATCTTTCCATCAATTCTACCGCTAAGATATACGCTACATACTTCCACACGTTCACGTAGCCGTTCAGATCTTCCAACCTACATTGCATAGCCGTATGGATCATTCCATCGCAGAAGTCTTTGCTTTTAAGTTCTGCGATAAGATCTTTCTTTGCGATCGGTGGCAAGGCTGCGACTTTGATTTTTCCAATATCAAAAGTGTTTTGTTGTTCCTTTTCTACTGTCTGAATCACTACCATGTTTGTTCTTGTCATCTTTAAAATTTCCATTTGATATACACTCCTTTGTTTTCTTATAAATCATTCTGCGATATTGGTAATCACAATATAATTTCCATTTCCCTTAAGATATAACAATTCATACACCTCCCCATCGTATCCGCCATTATTTTGTTTATAGCCATCTAGCGTATTGTATTTTTCATAGTTAATAATGTAATCACACATATCATATAAACCAGTTTCCATTGCTTCTTTATTTCTATATTCAATTTCATTCTTATCTTTATACTTATGACTATTTACATTGTCGTAGCTACATTTTACAAATGGCACATTAAGATATTTTGCAAGATCATTTTCAATTTCTTTTAGTTCTGCTTCATCTTTTTTCAATTCATATCTATTTCCAATCATATCTATTGTTCCTCCTGGTTATCTTTCTTTGTAATTGTTATGTCGTATCCCATTTCTTTCCAATACCACAGTGTTTCACTTTTAATATGGTCTAATGTACATAATCTCACATGACTTTTTTCAAGATCAGCCATATAAAGTTCCGTATTTGTTTCCATAACTAAAATCATTGGGAAATTACCCGTATACTCTACCTTGTGATGATATGGACTTGCTATTGTATACATATCGTTTATTTTTTCCAATTCTTTTTTATTTTTAATGGTAACATATGTATATTTGTAGTCTGTACTTGCTTCTTGATATACTGGACATTCGCCTTGCTCCATTGGTAAAGAGTTAATCAATTTATTCCAGCGTTCTTGTAGATTTATTCTTCTATTATCTTCTTTGATCCAATTTTCATGCTGGATACAATCCCATTTGTCTGTATAATAAATTCCATCATCTGAAATATAATATGTTTTTGCTTCTTTGATTTCTGTTCTCATGATCTTCCATACCTCCTATTCTATGCCGTTTCCAGTTTTTCTTTCTCATACTCTTCACGATCCTTATAGTACATATCTAACAGTTCTCTATACTTCTTTTCGCTATCTGTCATGTACAGTTCGTTGACACTTGACCATTCATTCAAGCCCTTTTCTAAGATCATCACGTACTTTCTTAGCTTAACTCTGCCCCATCTCATATTGTTATTTCCAATATCAAAGAAATAGTTATCTAACATACAGCCTTCAAAACTATCTTCTAAGTAATCATCTAAAGTCGTGCAAAACATTTCTATTGTATCATTATCAATAATCGTTCTATAATCTTTCATAATTTCCATACCTTCTTTCTAAGCCGTAATCAGTTCATAATCTTCCAGTAACGTCATCAAGTTTGCTTTTTTCCATCTATGTAAGACTCGATCGCCCATTTCATTTCTGATAGGTTTAGCAAGCTGATTCCAATTGTGATCTTTCTTCCATTGCATAAACTGTTTTACTGAGTTGTGATAATATCCATCGTTATGGACTTCTATATATTTGTTCTCGTTTCTTTTGTTTCTGTAAATAGTAACAGTTGTCATAATTTCCAACCTTCTTTTTATCTGATTTTTCCATTATCTGCCACGACTTCTACATCATCACAATAACTATTGCAAGGATTCCATACACAATAGCTTGTTATGTGTTTTCCCTTGCGTACACGTTTGTTATAGGCAATATAGTAGTTTTTTCCATACGTTCCATGTCTACCTCCAGCAGAAACACTTTTGATAATTTCCACATAAATTGTATGTCGTGTGGCACGTTCACGGATCATTTTATCCGTTAGTTTTCCAGTGCTGATATACTTTACCTTATAGGCATTTAAGTCATAATTTCTGCGTATATAATCGTTTACAAGTTGGACATTCTTATTCTTTGCCGTGATCTTTACAATAGAATCATCAAGCTTGTTTCTAGTGCCGTGTGTGTTAAATTTTACAGTGACAACGGTAGTCCCTGGATAGGCATATGATTCCTTGCGAACTTTCCAGCAATAACCATCTGCCGTGTCAATTGTGCCGTCACTGTTATAAATGCCGTTTATTGTTCTGTACGTGCTTCTTTTTGTCTTTGCGTGTACAGTATTTTCCATCATTAAAAAAGCCGTAAACATAAATGCTACGACTAATAAGATCTTGATTGTTTTGTTCTGTTTTGTTCTCATTGTGTGTTTACCTTCTTTCTTAATATTCAAAATTCGGAAATAGTTCGTATAAATCTTCTTCATCTATGTATTTTCCATTAATTGTGATACTAACGGCATAGGATACAAAATATTTTCCATTATCATCTTCTAAACCATCATCATCTTCTTGTTTCCAAAAAGAAAAACAACTACCACAAATACAAATATCTTTTGCTTCTAAATTGTTAATAAAATGCTGATTGATTTCATTAAGAACGAATTGTTCAAAATTGAAATTTTCCGCTTTTGCTAATGTAGATTTTCCCGTTAACCAGTCTGCATCTTTTCCACGTAAAGGATCAATAAGTTCTCCATGTTCATTCTCTTGAAATATGTCAGCAGAAATCCCATGCAATTTAATTGTGTCAAGTTCTCTATATTTTTCAAAATTCATAATCATTTACCTTCTTTCTTATTCTGTATCTGTATCATCATCAAAAAATCCAACGCAAGCAAGCATATAGACAGCGGTAATCATTACCAATAATGCTTCTAAAATGAAGGCTTGCGGTATCTTTATAAACGCAATAATAGCCATTGCAATTCCTACAAGTGCAACGGCTATGTCTATCGGTTGTGGTTTATGTAGTTGTACTTTATTTTCCATTGTTCTTCCTTCTTTCTTTACTCGTCAACTCTTTCTATCATGAAGTTACCACCATGATATAAGTTGAGTCCGTGATTTCCACCAGTGATATATGCATCATCAGTGATCCCATCACGTTCTATATCTTCATCTGTAATGAATACACCCATATTTCCATCAGATTCTAGTTGATCGATCGCAAGATCTAAGATTGCACCATAATCCGTTGTAGGTTCGTCAACTGTTACAAGTTCGCTGAAATAACCAAAAATCACTTTATATTTTGTCATAATATCCTTCCTCCAGCCCTTTACGGGACTTTATTTCCATTTATAGGTTCAACAAAATAGACAAGCCGTGTTTTGACTTGTCTATAATATTCAATCTATAAATACGCTACAAACTCTGAAAAATCAACCGTATCATATAAGTTCTTGATTTTTTCATGATACACATTATCCAGTTCTTCTTCAGTATCTACCCATGCAATACCATCAAAAACTTTTTTTGCTTCTTGCAAGATATACTGTTTTGCTAATGGCTGTAAATCACAAACAACCGTTTCTGCTTCTTTATGTGGACAAAATGGTTCAATAAGATCCATTCTTATGTTATCTTGAATATAACTTTCCAAACTTGAACCGTTCTTTTTATCATCTGATTTATTAAAAAATTCTAACAGTTGTCCAACCGTTAGAATTTTAATCTCATTGTCATCATATTCATCAGCATATAAATATTGTTCCATAATTCAAACACTCCTTTTATTTAATATCGTTTAGTGTATATGGTTTATCGTTAATATAATCTTGTGATTCTAACCCTTCTTTACAATTATGGTAATAATTTAACAACATTACTATTTCATGATCGGGTATACACATTTCATTATCGTCATTACCAAACCCTTTAACAAAAATCCCGTTTGGCGTTTCTTTGATTGTAAATAAACTATCGTTGTTTGTATGTATTATTTTCATGATTAATAACCTCCTAAATAATAATATTACTTTCTTTTTTAAGTAGCTTTCTAAACTCCCTAAAGCAAAGATAATCCATTAAGTTTGCCGTTTCTTCCACGTCAACAACTTCTCTTCCAGTCCAGTCTTTCATGATAATACTTGATACTCTTTCATCATCTTTGTATAGACAATAAATATCAGCACCAAAACCACGCAACCCCATGTGGAAATGTTTCCACTTTTCAAAGTTGGTGTATTTATCATAAATACCGCCGTTGATTTCATCTGTTATGATATTCCAGTAAGTAAGAAAAGGACTGTTTTCACAGTCCTTTTTATCATACTCGTGTGCTTCTAACCAATCTTTGATTGATTCCGTTAAATAGATTCTGATTTTTTTGTTGATTTCTTTGTTATATGTAATACTCATAATATACCTTCTTTCTAAATCTAATTATAGAAAATAGCATGAACTAATTCTTGTATGCCTCCATTTGTTGTATCTTTTGCACCAATTAATGGATACCATGACACATAAAAAAGATCTAGTCCATAGATTTCTTTGAAAGTTTTTTGTAATCGTTTAAACCATTTACTTTCTCGTTCTTCACTCTTATGAGTGCTTACTCGATTATAAGTATTTTCATTGTTTGTAAGCATTAAATTCCTATTAGCTAATCCACACAAACGATAATAAGAATTCATTATTTTACGTGCTTCTTTATAATCCGCTGGTGTTGGGTTGCTAGTTTTATAACTAATTAATATATCTAGTTCTTTTTCTCTTCTTTCTGCGATTGTTAGTTTTTTCATAATAATATACCTTCTTTCTTAAGTTACCCTACATAAAAGCGGGATTTTAAATAGTTACAAATAAAAAAGACACAATCTTTTTTAGATCGTGCCTTTATGGTTTACGCTATTCCTTCACTAAAAAACCAATCAAGAAAATCACTCGTATATGGTTTTTTAGTTAAATGAATATCCTTTTCATTCTTTCGAATAAAAGCCCAACATTCAATTTTTGTTTCAAAACTAGTCGAATGTTCCATATTTGTTTTTTTATTGACATAGTCAATATAGTATCTCATTCTTTTCATAGTTGTTTACCTCCTTATACTACGACCAGCTCTTAAGGCTGGATTTTTCAGTTATAAGTTCATGAATGGATACAAATAACAGTGTCATGGACAGTGGCTTATCTTTCGAGTGCATACCATGCAAGGCGTTAATTTGTACCCCATCATCGACCTATAAAAGAATTATGATATCTTAACCAGCTTTATGACTGGTTGATTCATTGTTAATCTTTTGGTTTTGATGTTTTATTCAAAAAAAGATTTTTCAGAGTGTTTATAAAACACCCTTAAGTTATACCGTTCAATGTAATGTATAGTGTTTTGCGTTGCTGGTGTCTCCCGACATTAGCCATACATACTAACTAATGGGTTATTAGCTAAATAACCTTAATGTCACTTATTGCATCGGGCGACACTCTACCCTATCATCTTTTTTACATGGGTTATGGCGTTACCATGAGTTTTTATAGAAGTATTCTTTTCTTCTTTTATTCGGTTGTGTTTAACCGTTTTAAATAGGGATTTAAAAAGTCTGAATTGACTTTTTAGAAAAGATATGGTATCCTAGAATTGTCTAGGTTCAGGGATACCGAAATCCCAAAGATGATATGGGCAGAAAGCCTTTTTTGATTAAGGCTGAACGCCTTTATCATCTTTTTTTATTTAATTTTTGTAACCAGCATCTTAACTGGTGTCAAGTTAAGTGAGATTTTAAAACTCAACCGATCAATCAAGATGGTTTGTTTTGCTTCTCTTTTAACTTGTCTTTATTATATCATGACTAGTATTGTTATGTCAATACTTTTTTCAATTTTTTTGATTTACTTTTTTGAGTAAATCGTGATATAATAATACCAATCGGATTGGACTTGTATGTCTTATCCTTTTGACAGTTATAATTATACAATACTAGTATTGTTATGTCAATACTTTTTTCAATAAATTTAGGAGTAATTTTATATGTATAATATTGTAAAAAATCAAGATGATCTTATCTTACAAATAAAGCACTATATGTTAGATAATAAGTTAAAGCAAAAAGACATAGTTGCCCGTACTGGACTATCTAAACAAACTATAAGCAATCTGTTAAACGGTAGGAGTAAAAACATGACACTAGACACTCTTTTTATGCTTTTAAATGCTTTAGATTGTAATCTATCTGTATCTTTAAATAAGAATGATAATACAGATAACACCAGCAAAGATCAATAATGCTGTTTAACTCTGCCGTATGCACATATAAGCACTTATACAGTCGTTTAAATGCTTTAGAATGTAAGTATGCAAAGATCATTTGTATTATATAGAAGGAACACGTATATAATAGTATTATTAATATAATATATAAGTATATGTGATATAGTACAATATGTAGCACTTATCTATGCCGTAGGTGTACTATTATATAGTATTATGTATATGTAGTATATTTATTAATTGTGTCTTTAGGGTGCATGGTATATAGTTGTATATTATACTATTATATGTTATTATATAGTTATCATAGTTTGGATCTAGTTTTGCGTGGTAGTATGAGATATACTATCATGTTATATTTGTATATGTATTTATTTATGTATGATAGCTTGATCTTGTATGATTGCCATATATTAATTTGTTTAGTTTATATTTTAATTTGTGTATTTGTTGCAAGTGCTGGAAGTCTGCCAAACATCGAACACTTGTTTGCTTAGTAGTGTATCATGGTTTTGCTGTGCTGTCAAGTGGTATAGATAAAAGCTATGGGTGATGGTTTGGTATAGAGTGAAGTTATAGGTGGGTTTGTGGTGGTTTGTATTGAGTGATAGAGAAAATATTGTTTTGCTGGTGTTATGTGGCGTGAAGTTTTATTTTGTGTTGATGGCGTGGATAGACTATCCAACACATTATGTAAAAGTGTTGGATAATAGACAAGTGTTGTGTAGATAGTCGCAAAGTAGTAGTCCTATTTTGGAATACTACGACACGTCGTAAACCATATTATATTATACAGCATCTGATACACTATCATGTAGTTTTGGATACTATGTGGAAATAGTTGGAAATTATCTGTACTCCTGATCCTGATCTGCCTATAAATTATTTACAATCATTTACAAAATCTATTTGATAAAATTATAGTATTTCAAATAGATTTTTACATTTTTAACCATGTAATTTTTATACCACCAGATCAAAAAGCGGGGGGTATGTTTACATTTACAAAATTGGAAACTATTGCCATTTTTGCAAGACGTGTTCAATCACCGTGTCAACTAAAATTTTTCGACCCTTGCCACAAAATCATCACTTTCCCAAGCAATTTCCTACACTTTCCTAGATAAACACTTTCTGCTAATCGAAAACATGTCTTCGGAGGCGTCGTCGAGCGAATCGTTTATTTTACTACTCTTTTTTCGACGCTCCCAGAACCCCTTCTTTCAAAAATCGCACTTTTTCAAAAAATCAGCACCATTTTCCCCTTTATTTTCCACAATTCTCTCGACGACACGTTTTTGTTTTGCACCATTTCATGCAGGTTTTACCCTCAAAAACCTAAGCAATTTCTTATATTTTTCACATCAAATTTTACACAGTTTTACACAATTTCTCGAAACATGATTTTTAGCATTTCTCGAAGCACGATTTTGACCATCAGCACCCTCACAAATCCCAGTAAATTCCTACACAAACTACCTCTCAACCTTTGCACAAAATTACTCCCAGAAAAATGCATAAATTCGATCTATCATGTCATAAAGCGATTTTATCTCCACAATCAATCGCATAAAATAATCGTCACTTCTGCTTTATAATCACTACAATTTTAACAATTTTGCCTACAAAATTGGTGACACCCTATATCGAAGGTTCTCAACAAAGATATGCACAAAAATATATAAATTACAAGAAACCACTTACAAACACTAAAGGAAATAACAACTACCTCTTCTCTCTTATCCCAAATAAACAAGCAATTTATTGCGCAGTTTAGGAGAGACAGGATAAGCGTCAGCGTTCCTTCTCGACATTGCTACCGCAGGTAATATCACTTACACGCTTCCATTTCTTAGCAGATCATGTTATACTTCCATTGAGAGATTAGGCAACCCTCGGCATCTATGCCAAAACAGACACAACAAAAGATATTAATGGGTTCAAGTTGACACCACCAGATAATGTATCGGCAAATGCATTATCAGAATTTATACTCAGGGGAAATTTTTCTGGGCATATTTTTTACACCTTACAATCTATCATTGCAATAAAGTATCTTATATGATATAATCGTGTATATGGCATTGAACAAGACATTCAATGTATTCCATGTATCAATAAAAACAATCCCTCGCAAGGCAAAACATTTTAATAAGATGGAATCCCTTGAACTATCAACCAGATTTGTGACAGATAGTGAACACAAGCAATCTATCAATCAGACACTCAGCCTTGCAAGCAGGGATTATTTTTATGCAAAAATTTATCTCTCATTCAGTCCTATAGAAAATCGCACTCTACAGATCATAAATCCATTTTACCTGTCTACATTAACAACTCTCCATGACATACCGCAAAATTCATATTTGACGAATATACTCTTCTAAACATTGAGAATCACATATAAGCAACACCTACCATCATGCAGCAGATTTTCAAATTAGACATCTATCACAACTCATCTTAGACCTAAGGCAAAAATATCTCTTCATTACACCCTTTAAAAAATGTACTCCAAGAGAGCAAATTTCAATTCTACTATCTTACCCTAACAAGTTATCGCCAGAATATATAAAATGGAAATTAGCATCCGATTTCTCGTCTAAACATTGCAAAAGTACCCTAAGCAATTTGACACATGACCCATACCACACTCATATCACATAGTGGGGTACACTTTGCATTGAAAAGACCATTATCTGCGCCAGCATATATTGTACGTGAAAAAGTACAATGGTATTTCCTATGAAAAAATACACCTGAGAGATCATAAATCAATTTTATACCTTTCCACTACCAACAATACCAATTTACCAATAGAATAGAAATTCCCCCGAAAAGCTCTTCTAAATGTACAGAATCCAGTATAAAGAAAATTACATTCTACCCAGATAAAAATATGACTAACTTCCCTCATTGCACCTATTGACAGGGTGCAAGAAGTATGGTAAAATACCAATATGCTTAAAAAGAAAATGAAGAAAGAAAGGATATATACCGTGAAGAATACAAATGATTTTATACATAATTGCAATGAAGAGACAAAACTCTCTTTCAATTTGCCACCAGATATCACACCAGATATGATATGCCAGATAATCAATTATGGTAATCTGTGTAAAGATTCTTTTAAAGAATATATGTTGGCAGATACAAGAAAAGAAATTGCAATAAAAATTCATGATTACTGGAAATATCATTCTGAGATATTATATCCAAGATCTTCAAGATCATATATGTGGTTGTACTACAATGAGATAAACAGAAAAAGATTACAGGTATTGCAAGAAGAAAATATAAAACAATTATCATATATGATCTACATGATGACAAACAAAGAAAGGAGAAATTAAAAGATGATCAATACAATTGTCAAGACAGATGAAAGATCAAAAGAGAAAAGAGATGAGCGTCAGCGAACACGGAATTTTTTCGTTGAGTAAGCGTCAGCGACCGAAACAAAAAATAGGTAGGGAATATTTATATTCCCGTGTTTTGTATAGGTAATATGTCCTATATAGATAACACGTCTCTTATAGTTAATATTGTCGGTTGAGCGATTAAAAATTATTTGTCTAGCTATTTAGACGTGTCTATCAAATCAACACCTGTTGTACTTATGCTGAGATTTTGTCTACACACAAGTTAATAACCAAGATAGCAAAGGAGAATTATTTATGAAACAAATTAAACCCGAAGGAAAACGACAAAACTTTCATGTTATTCCACATTTTCTAATCTACAATCCAGAGTTTGGAGAAAAAAGAATATTATTTCAAATGGCGTTAGCAAACAATATGATGTTAAAATGGAATCCAGAAAAACCACCGATTCTTTATAATACAAATTTACTCGTGCGCCAAATGAGCTTTTCACAGAATTACAACTCATCAGGCATCAATGAACAAGTTAAAAAATTTATGAAATTAATTGAAGACAAAGGCTATGTTAAAAAAGTTGCATCACCAATCAAGCAGCTTACATTATATAATGTTCCGAATGAAAACACTGAAGAAAATTTATTCCTACAAAAGAAACATTACGGTATAATTTATAACTTCGAGTTCTTATACTTGCTCCGATTACATAAGACGAATTCAATGCCATATAATACCAGAATATGGAATGTATTACTCGTGTTAGCATATCTAAGATACAATATTATCATGCGAGTTTCAGAAGATTTTAATTCGAAAAAAAATAGAAAGAAAAGACCAGAAACATATGTGAAAACATATGATGATATCGGAAAGGAACTTGGATTACATCGAACTACTATTGAAAAATGTGTTAAGGTTCTTGATGAGGCAGGGATTATCTATCATGAGCAATTATTCAAAACTCTTCCTGGCACTGATAGAGTTGTATATAGTCGAATTGCTTTTACAAATAAATATAAATATGACGGAACTCAAGAATATCGCTTGGATTCCAATTACGATTATAAAAAAGAAATCGAAGAAATTAAATTACAGTTAAAACCTTACGGAGAATTCGGGAAAGCAACTAATGCTTCTTCTGATTTAGAAAACCTTGATTAATCACTTTGTTGGCAGCATTGTGAGTAATCAAGTAAACACAAATTAAAAATTAACTAAACAATAATATACATAACGAAAGGATCTAACAAATTTTCATGACAACACAATTAAATACAGAACTCAAAGACTTATTGGCTACTTCTGACCGTATCTCATTTGAGAACATGACGCAAGAACAGTTTGCAGTAAAACTAGCAGCACAGAGACTACGCACTACTCCTTCTTCAAAGAAAAGATTAAAAAGAAATGATGGTATTCGAGCAAGAGATAGTACAACAGATGCCGTGGTCTATAAGCCAACGCATGACCAGTATTATCGAATTTTCATCAACGATATCTTAAGTAATATTCGATCAGGTGGCACTGATTATTGTTTCAAATGGTATCAAGTAAAAGAATTGCTGCGGTTTCACAAGCACACGTTGATATGCAAAATGGTCAAAGAAAGCATGAGTGCCCGTGGCATTTATTTCAAGGTATCCCTTCCCAACGATTGGCGAAAGATTGAGAAGAACATTTTACCAGAACAGTAAGCAAGAATTACTGAAATACATAATAAACACAAATTAATAATTAAACTAAACAAATACATAAATAAGGAGACTTTTCAATGAAATCCAGAAAATTTAATAAAGAAAAATATGCAGAACAGAAGGCAATGAAGAAAAAGAATCGTCCACAGCGCAGTTATAAAAGCCTTGGGACAACCATTGAGATTCCGATCAATCACAGAAAGCATAAAATTTTAGCTACTGCCAGACATAATGATGAAAACGGCAAAGAGGATGAAACATTTACAGTGACACTTTCAATTGCCAAAGAGACAGGAGATTTCCCAATCTGGCATCAGTTTGAAGATGATTTACAAATCACGGCAAAGAGATATTCTCTTAGAACAGCTCTGATGGCTAAGGTAGTTGAGCTTGAAACCGCTGGTGATCTTGATATACATATTGAATCTGCTGATGCTATATATAAGCTTCTTGAATGTGCAGGTGATTACCTAAGCGGTAAGTCAAATACAGTGGAGGTGCAGTAGAATGATAGTTTTATCTACGATTCTGATTGGCGGTACCGTACTGTTTTGCGCAGGAATGTGTCGTTCTGCTGCTACAAGAGAAATGATTACAGAAGATATTTATTGCCAGATCAAGGCAGAAAGTTTACATAAAGACGCTTTCAGAAAACCAAGAACTGAAATAGAACGGATGACAGACATGATTTTTGAAGAAAGCGAAGGTGATGAATAGAATGGCAAACACAGGATATATACCAATTTTAACCGTGCATCAAAATCAAAATATCGAATTGGCAGATAAAGTAACCGATCAGATTGATGAAATGTTTCGAGATGTTAATGTACTTATTACTCAGAATGAAGTAAATCAATTAATAACATCTCTTAGTATGTTGATAAAAGTAAATGATACTTCATTCTACTTCCCAACAATTTTAAAGTTTCGAAATTATGATGACGATAACCCATTAAGAGATAAGATTAAATTATCTTCAAGAGATATTGAATATTTATCTCAGATTAAAGTTTTTTATGGCGAAGTTTTTGAAACTTTACAAACATTAAAAAATCATAAATGTAAATTTATCAAGTGTACATTCGAATTTCCTTGTACTATACGAGTTTCTAATTGGAACTTTACAGCATCATTAAAGACATCTTTCTTTGATAAAAATAATGACCATATGTTAATTACATCTGACTTAATTGACGCAAGAATCATTCATACAGATCGTGTGCGTATTACAAAACATATAGAATATGCACTGCAACGTCTTGATGATATTGATCAAAGATATGGTGTTTGGGAATCATTATCAAGACTAAAAAAAGACATAAGTAAAGACGAGGAATTACTTGTTTCTGTAAAAAATATCGTTGAGACACTACGTGTATATGAAAATAAATTTAATTGCGAACCACATTCATTGCAACTTAACATTGATGAATTTTCAACAAGAGGTGTGAATATTTCTTTTACATACAAAAAATTTATTATAAGTAAAATTCGTTTAGAAAATCATATTGTAAACATTGAAGAATTTAGAGATTCAATTCGTGAGGCATGGGAAATTTTCAAAGATAGATTTTTATATCTAATGGAAAACCATATATATAATATTTTGGAAGAACTTGTGAATTATTTAAATAAATCGGCAAACAATTTGTGGACAGCAAATATTGTGGTCGAGCCATTTATGATTTATTTGCATGTTGAAGTAAAACATAACGTGCTCCATGACTGTATTTATGATATCAAAACACAGAAACCATATTTGCCATGGTACGAAATTGATACGCAGATTCAAAATATTAGCAATGAAATGACTTTTCATGCAGACATTCCTTTGATTTCTAGTGATTTGTTTAATCCAGATGGGTTATTGAAAATTACAAATACTTTTTTATATCAATGGAAACAACCTTTACCTAATACCAATTGGAAGCAATACGTTGCAAATGAACTGTCAAATTGTATAATCGAAAAAATTAACACATCTGATGAGATGCCAATCCGATTCATCGAAAAGAATACAAAGGAGAGTTATGAATGACAAAAAATATTAATACTAATCCATTACAAATCCCAAGCATTGATGCAAAAGATTTGTATATTTCAAATCATCAAATTTCTGAGAATGAAGAGAATGCGAAAGGGTACTCTCTTCTAAGAAAGACGGATCATGGGTTCAAACCGAATTTGAGAAAATATATTAACACATATGACTTCAGTTTAGATTTAATTGAATTAAGAAACTATGTTGCCAGTAACGGGAAAAATTTTGGAATTGGTAAAAAGGTTTTTTCATTTTTCGATGAACATGACAATACCAAAGAATACAGTAATATGGTAATAAATGTTACATTTAACTATAGTGTAAAAGAATTTAACAGAATCAAAGTTGATACATATATGAAATTTGGATACGAATTATCTAAAAATGAATTCAAAAATTGTATTTGTAAAGATACTTTAACTGGAGAAGTCATAGGTGTCAGGACAGATCGATGGATAGATAAAAGGCTCATGTGTAATAATTTGCCTCCACAATTTTGTTATAAAGAAGAAGTCGATGAAGAAACTTTTGTTCATAAAATTATGTATATTCTAAAAACATCTACTAATAAAACCATTGTTGACGTAGCCACTTTAAGAAATATTTTATATAAAGATGGATTTAAATGTGATGGTAGAAATTATGTAAGATTTAAAAGATCGTCAGGAAGTAGCCGTGTTGGCAAGTGTTTATTTATTGAAAAGAATTTATCAAAGCATATGCAAAAATGGGGACTGTGTGGACTTGAAGTAAAAGATGGAGAAGAAATTGATCTCGCAGCCCTTGAAGCATATATTGCTCTTCCAACAAGTAGTATCATTGATGTTATTGAAATCGATCCAAAATCAATTTTAATCATTGATGATTATGAAAGTGTTTTTAATGATACTGTGATTGAGACAACGATTGGTGATGACGGCTGGCTTCATACAAATGAAAAAACTATTGAGATACATAACTCAATTTGGGATGGACAGAGTCTGATTGATAAATCTGTTATGGAGGAATATTCTTGTTACGGAATGCTTCTTTTAAGAAATAAATTTTTTAAATCATGTTGCTTTAATACAAATATTCAAAAATGGTTTGAAGATAACGATATTACGGATATTTCACAACTGAATGGTTTTACACTTGCAACTGATGTATCTCAAATTAAAATGATCACAACTCCAAATAGCGTCAAATATCTAAAATTTGGATCAATTGAGCAATGGCTAAACAATTTGCCAAGTATGTTCGGTGTTGTGAAACATGAGAAAAAAACGCATTTTTTTGGCGGGAAAATGGTTCAGTGTCATTATCAATTATTAAATACATTACAACTATCAAAAAATGACGTAGAAGAATTTTTACAACCATCTTTTGATTATATGAATAAACTTAACACTGATATTGATGTCTTTAAATATCATATTAAATGTCAGACATTGAAAGATGAAAATCCAAAAAATATGAACGACATTATTTATACTATGTTAAGTATATGCCCAGATTTCGAACGTACGGAAATATTTTTGAATTTCAAAAGATCGTTGATAAAGGCATATCGTAAAAATTTAAAAAAGGGGCATGTACTTGTCAACGGTAATTATTCTGTATTATTTGGAAATCCGATCGAAATGTTGAAATCTTCTATTGGTGAATTTAATCCAACTATTTCGACTTTAAACAAAGGAGAAATATATAATACTAGATTTTTAAACGATCAGGAATTGTTGTGTTGTAGAAGTCCACATGTCACAATTGGTAATATTCTTGTGGCAAAGAATACTCGTGTTAATGAAATTGATACCTATTTTAATCTAACTGATGAAATTGTTTGCTTAAATTCAATTAACGATAATATTTTAGAACGGTTAAGCGGATGCGATTTTGATTCAGATCAAATGTTGATCACAGATGATCAGATTTTGTTGAATGCAGCCAAAAAAAATTATTCTGTATTCAAAGTTCCAACATCGAATGTTCATGCAAGAAAAGCTAAACGATATTTTACACCAGAAGATCAAGCAGACCTTGACATTCGTACAAGTAATAATTTGATTGGAGAAATTATTAATCTATCACAACAATTAAATAGCCAGCTGTGGGATAAAGCCAACAATAGTGAAAAAAGTATTCAAGAATTATATGATACTGACACTGTTTTTCGAAGACTGTATTTTGATATTTGCCAGTTGGATGTTATGTCTTGTATTGAAATTGATAAAGCAAAAAAAGAATTTGAAATTGATTCCAAAGCCGAAATTAAGCGTATTCAAAATAGGCACATTAAATTAGATAAAGAAACTGGATTAAAGCAACAAGCTCATTTTCTTGGTGTAATTTCTCAAATAAAAGGCTACGAGGACAAAAAGAACGTAATTTATAAAACATGTAAGACCACTATGGATTATCTCGAAGAAACAATTGATGATTTTAGTCCAGCAAGACGGCAAAGAAAAAAGGTGGTATTATCTGATTTATTCAAACCTAAAAATTTCAATAAAAAACTTGTTAAATACGATCAAGTAAAAAACGTTATACAAATTTTAGAAAATTTACTTGATACATTAGTAAAGATTATGGAATTAGATAAGTATACTTATTCATACAGCGCAAAGCACACATTGTTTGTAAATGAAAAAAATAACGTATATCGAACATTGTTAAAATACAAAATCAATCCACATACTTTATATTGTTTAATACGTTATATTGACCGTGATAAGACTACGGCAAAAAAATATTTGTTTGAATTTTTATTTTATTATTCGAACTTAATCAATTTATATAAAAAAAACAACCCAAATACCATTACGAATATTAAATTATGTCAAGTATCTGATAATGAGACATGTGATGTATTATTGTACAATATAGAATTTAAAAAAGATTTTTAGTAAAAAAAAGGCAAAAATCGTCGACTTTTTATTTTCGAACACCTCTTAAGCCCAGTGTTTATGCGGTGTTCGAGGATTTCATTAAGTGGAACTATAGGAAGAAAGATTAATCAGAGTAGATAAACTCTCAAAATACCAATTTGCACTTTGTGTAAATGCTCACGCTGTTTGCAGCTAAAGAAATTTCACACCGTGAGTTCCGAGGTCTATGTCATCAAAAACAAAAATCAGAGATGGTATCCGAGACTTGCAACTGTTCTATTAATATAGTAGACCTCCAGAGGAAACTGAAAAGCAACCAAAGGAGAAATCATGAAAAAGAAAATTTCAATTATCACATTAATTATGGCGATGCTACTGGCGGTCGGAGGATTCACTACTTCTACTGCTGTTTCTGCGAAAAATAAAAAAGTCAAATGTTTGGGAACATATAAGATTACTGCATACTGCGGTTGTCGGTCGTGTTCTGGCGGTTGGGGAAACCGAACTGCTTCAGGTCGCAGAGCAAAACAAGGCAGAACCATATCAGTTGATAGGAGAAAAATTAAATTAGGTACTAAAGTTAGAATCAACGGACACTGGTATATCGCTCAGGACGTTGGTGGCGGAGTAAGAGGAAAACATATTGATATGTACTTCTCTTCTCACTCACAGGTCAAGAGATTCGGCAAAAAGTACCGTAAAGTATATGTGGTAAAGTAACAAAAAGCTAATTTTATCACACGTAAGAAATATCGCCTATAGGGCATTAATGAAGATATTTTGGTGAGTATGGGACGCCATGCAAAACACAGAGGTATAAAGCTCGTATGTTTGGAGCTTGCGTATAGACATTTACCATAGAATTTACAGAAGTAATATGACTCTGATTTCAAATGTGTTGGACGCCTTTTAGTGCATACGCAAATTATTTGTCGGTAACTCATGTACACATCAAGTAGTGTACACCGACTAATGGATATTTTCTCGGATAAATACCGAGCCTCCATTTATTATTCTGGCAGGTGGCGAAATGTCATCTGTACATTATATTAAAGGAGAAAATAATTATGAATACAACAGCAATTACAACATTCAATAACGAAGAATTTGGTAATGTGAGAACTCTTACAATTGATGGAGATCCTTGGTTTGTTGGCAAGGATATTGCAGAATGTCTTGGATATTCTAAGGCACGAAATGCTATTTCTTCCCATGTTGATAACGAAGATAAAAAGGACGCCCCAATTCAGGGCACCCTTGGCGGAACACAGACGATGAAGGTTGTTAACGAATCTGGCGTTTACTCTCTTATTTTTGGAAGTAAACTGGAATCCGCTAAAAAAGTTCAAGAAATGGGTTACATCTGAAGTTTTACCGTCTCTTCGCAAGACTGGTACATATACAGTAGTGGCGACTCAACCGAGTGCAACTTCTTCTATTATTGTTCAGCCAATGAGTGATATCGAATTGCCGAAAGCAACGAATACTTGGTATCTTAAAAACAGAAAACGTATAAGAGAACTATGTGATCTCATGGATATCGAACGCAGAACACTATATCATCTGATTCTTACGGAAATCGGCAAGACAATTGACATTGAGCAATCAAAATCAATCTATACAAGAGATCACGGGTTTCCACCAGAATTCATCATGGATGTTGTTGGTTATTTCACTAAGATGCAAGAAATTGCTGATGAATATCTTGACAGATTATTAGAAAAATATGAGTCTTTGAATTCAGATAATGATGAAGAAGATGAAAGTGTATAGTAATTTACCATATTATAAAACATTGCACCTTGCGTGCCCAACAAGAAATGAAGTGATCCGACTAAGATCGGTGGATTTATGCTATTAGCTGATAAAAGAAAACACAAATCGTTGAAAGAGTGATGCCGAAGTACAAGGTGGAACTCGTGTAGAAACTTGCGATACTCTAATCCAAGGTGTTTTGGTCGCACAAGAAATGTGTGTCTTTTTGATGGAGTTGTCTACAAAAATTACACAATTAAGTGTATGGCATATTCTGGAAATGTTATATTTCGCTTATTGTATGAATAAGTATGCCAAAAGTGAGGAGGAATCACTCACTAAAATTTGTGTTAGTTTTGTTGAAATTAATACAGATACAGAATGTGCATGTGGCAGAGCTGGTTTAATGCACCTGATTGCTAATCAGGCTTACGTGGGAATGCACGTAACAGAGGGTCGTAGCCTCTCATGCACGTTTCAGCTGCGATAAGCCTAATTTTGGTAAGGCAGTAGTCTTGAAAACTACTAGTAGCCGTAGTGATACGGTGTCTCAGTTCGAGTCTGAGTCGCAGCGCTAGTTTGTCCTGTGATGTCTTTCGAGCTCACGGGCTTATATCCCTGTTTATCCCGCTAAGGAGGCGGATCTGACTGTAAATCAGATGGCTTCGGTCACGAGTGGGTTCGATTCCCTCAACAGGGACGACTAGATCTGAGAGGCATACGATGCGCAGATCAAAAAAATATGCGAATGCCCTGATGGCTGGTGAATATTGGTAACCTGTACCTCTACTGATATTCTGATGGAGTTCATCACTTCAGTTCGCCCTAGAAAAGCAATACTTACACACTGTTGCTTTTTAGAAATATGTATTGTCTCGCCAGTGTGTACGTATGAGAGGCAAATACATATTCGTTATTGACATGTAGCTCAATTGGACAGAGCACAACGCTACGGACGTTGGTGTTGCAGGTTCGATTCCTGTCATGTCAGCTCGATTGGCTAGTAGCTCAATGGTAGAGCACACGGCTGTTAACCGTGCGGTTTTGCAAGTTCAAGTCTTGCCTAGCCAGTTTTCCTACATACCTCAGAGGCTAGAGGGTCATCACAGCAAGGATAACATTAGATGAAAGTCGCTGGTTCGAATCCAGCTGTAGGAATTTTGTATTTTATACAAAAATACCCAAAGGGATATAGTGTAGCGGTATCACAAGACACTTTGACTGTCTCGAGCCTAGTTCAAGTCTAGGTATCCCTGTTTGCAGAATGGAGAAGTTTGGTCTATCTCGTCAGGTTCATGCCCTGAAGATCGGCGGTTCGAATCCGTCTTCTGCTATTAAAAATCATCATAATAATTCATTTAGGCTGAGACATTCGTGTCCCTACCATTTCTTGCGCAGTGGCGTAATGGTAAATAAACGAATAGATGAATTATTTAAAATTAAAAGTAAAACTAAACCTAATTATTTAGAGCAATGTATGGCTGAATTTTATTTTAACAATTAATTATAAGAGGATAGCTAAACAGTTACTATTGTGTTTTGAAGGAGATTGTGTATGGAAGAAATTTGGAAAACATTAAAATATCACGATCAAGTATATAATAGATATGAAGTATCTACTTTCGGAAATATTAGACATAAGATAAATAAAATCAACAGAAAATTTTATCTTGATAAAAAGGGATATTGCAGAACTAGCATATTTAATGGATATGTCAATAATAAACGAAAAATAAAAAATATTATAGTTCATATAGCTGTTGCTTCGACCTTTATCGATAACCCAGAAAAGAAAAGCACAGTTAACCATATAGACGGGGATAAGGCAAATAACCATGTTGAAAATTTAGAATGGGCTACAGTATATGAACAAATACAACATGCGTCATTTGTTTTAGGTTATAGTAAATTATATTCCGATACAATGAGGAAAACATTTTCAAAGAAAACTGCTCAATACAATAAAAATAATGAATTAGTAAAAATATGGAATAGTACCAGAGAAATTGAACGATCATTAGGATTCAGGCACGAAAATGTAGCTGCTTGTGCAAGAGGAAATAGAAAAACTGCATATGGATATAAATGGCAGTATGTAAAAGAAGCGTAATGTCACTATTGATCGTAGGTTCAAATCCTACCTGTACAATCAAAGAGCTGTTTGGTGGTCAGTTCTTTTTTCAACAAAGATTTTTTCATTGTTAGCACCTAGTGGGTGGATATTAATTCATCCACTACTCCTTTCTGCTGTCGTAGCGCAATTGGTAGAGCAGTCGCCTTGTAAGCGACAGGTTATCAGTTCAAGTCTGATCGGCAGCTTTCCAAATCCAGTAAATATGTACGACGACTGATATGCGCAGCGTCAAGCATCACTGGAAATATTTTAAGAAATGGAGGGATCTTCTATAATTAAGATCACCAAAAATGAAGCTTTCTATCTTCGCTCAAAAGGATTCAAGGATAAAACTGATATTCATCAGACGTATTCTGGACATCCCACTTACTATGCAAGTGAGAAAAGAAGCGTCATGAAGGCTTTGAAAAAGTATAGAGAAAGATAGGTGTTCTCT